AAGTTGGAAAGGTCCACCATTGTAAAGCCATTCATCAAGACTTGCTGCTTCCCAGATGGGATAGAAGTGAAGTCCGATTGCATTAGAAGAAGGAATAACAGCACCAGAGATGATGTTGTTTCCGTACATTAGAGAACCAGCAACTGGTTCACGAATACCATCAATGTCTACAGGGGGAGCACCGATGAATGCGATGATGAAACAAGTAGCAGCAGCAAGCAGCGTTGGAATCATCAGAACACCGAACCACCCGACATAAAGACGGTTATCGGTTGAAGTCACCCAGTTACAGAATTGTTCCCAGGTATTTGTTTGTTGTTGACGTGAAGCGATTGTAGCAGTCATTTGTTTAAAAGGGTAAGTAAAAGTCCAGGGGGAACTGGATGGTTACAGTATATCCCACAACACCCTCCATTGTGGGTATGAGAGACGTTCTTATACACCCATAGGTCTCGGTTAACGGGTGTTTGACAATGTTAAGAATTATGAGGAATCCTTAACATTTGTTTACCTATTTATCATACTACGGTCTGGTTCTGGTGTCAAGTCATAAAAAAGTCCCCTTTCGGGGACTAAACCTCATTCTTCTTCCGTTTCAGGTTCTTCTGTTTCTGGAAGTGGAATTTCTTCTGGTTCTGGTTCTGGAAGAGTTACACCAATTTGGGTAAGATACTCAATCGCACCTTGAACCTTCAGAAAAAGTTCTCTTTTTGCTGTAGCCTTAGTTTGCAATCCTTCCAATTCAAGAGATAAGTCTTGTGCTTGCTTTACGAGATTTGCAAGATGTTCCTGTTGTTCAGTCATAAAATTTAATAAATTCGACTTATTTATATCATACCACAAGTAGTTAAATATGAAAAATGGTGACGATAAATACTTTTAGTCCTACAAAATAGAAAAATGAAGAGACTTCTGTTAGTTTTTTCGTTATTCTTTGCCATTCCTACAAGTGCTGCTGAAATCACATCTAAAATCACTGATTCGGTACAATTAAACGTTCAAGGGGCAGTGGTCCAATCAGAAAGAATTGGAGCCTCATATGCAGTATCGGGTACAAATATCAATGCAACAACTCTAGGTGGAGTTGGTGGTGCAGGTTCTTATGCAGTTAATACTGCTGGTCAGGCATTTACTTTTTCAGAAACATCAATTACTGCAGATACTGATGTCACCAGTCAGTCAGCAGCTTCTGGAACAATTGCTTCCCCCAACCTTTATAGCAACTCCACTACTCAGTTAGGTGGAGATAAAGGATCTCTTGCAGGTACTTTAACTCCTACTGGTGTTGCTACTATCACTGCCGGTGGTCCTGGAAGCACTGGAACAGCACAAAGATCCGTCGAATTAAGTGTATTTAAATGAGACACATAACTCTCGGACTGGTTGCAGTTCTGGGAGTTATAAGTCCCTCATACGCTGGACCAGTAACTCCCAACTTCACTAGTGGGACAATCACATCAGAAACAAAAACACGCACTGAAGTGGTTGAGGTCATCAAACAAATAGAATATACGACTGGGACATCTTACACAGTCACTGGCACCAATATTAATATACCAGGAACTCCTGCTCCTGGTATGAAATACACCATTCAAACTCAAGGTGCTCCATTCCAATTTAGTGAGACTTATCTGACTCCTGGAGTGGCAAAGGAAACATGGATAGACAGAAAAACTACAGAAGATTCCACAACAAATACTATATCAGTCTTTACGCAATAATATTAATCGGAACTTCTGCTTTTGCACAACAAGCACCAAGCAATACAAATATTGCGGGACCTTCAGCATCTGCAACTGGTAATGTAACTAACCAGGCAGTTCAGGTGCTTCAAGGTCCTTATGCCTTGAATACATTTGGCAATGGAGTTTCTTGCCAAGGTCCTACAATGAGTATTGCCCCATTTGCTTTGGGAAGTTTCAATGGAAATCAAGACCCAACATCATATCAATCGCATAGTGGAAACTTTGGAGTGAGTTTGGGTTTTAATTTTCCTCTAGATGGTTCATTACAAGAACTTTGTAAGGCACGAGCTCGTGTAGAAATTACAAGGCAGCAAGCAGAAGCAGATAAAGCAAGACTCGATTTTGAACTTGTGAGACTTTTAAAGTGTGGTGAGGCAGTGAAGAATGGAATTTCATTTCATCCAGATAGTCCTTATGCAAAAATATGTGCTGATATAGTAGTGAAGTATCCAAGAATACAGGATGTGGCAAATGGAAATAAAACCAATAAAAATTAATTCTTCTAGGATTGATGCTCCATCAATTATTCCAACAATAGAACCTCCCGTAATTAGGAAAGCAGAACGATCTGTGATACCAAGTGTTGATATGCCAATTATTAATATGCCAGATACGACTATCAATTATCCAGTAATTGATGTCCCAACACAAGAAGAGTTTGATTATGCAGTGAGAGCAGAACAAAAGAAACAAGAAGATCTAAAGGAAGAAAAACCAAGAGGTCTTCCAGATACTACCCCACCTCTTCAACTGAATCAGATTACTCAAACTCCTCCTTCCCAAGTGCCGATTGCTGAAATACCAGCAGATACTAAACCTCAACCCACTTTTAGTGTTTATGGAGTCGATATTAATTTACCTGACCCTTCTCTTGTTGCTACGGCTGGTGCTGTCGCAGTAGTAACCACTGCCGCCACAATAGCATCTACAACAGTTCTCAATGCTCTCAAAAATGCAGCAGAACCACTCATCAAAGAAGCAACAAAAAATAAATTTAAAATCAAAATCAAACAAGTTAAACCTGTTCTACATTATGTACTAGCAGAAGAAGGTCATATTGATATCTTTGAATATTCTGCAGAAGGAACTCGTCTAGTAGAACAAGTAACTAATATAGAACAATATATTCGTGACCAAGTTGAAATCAATGCTCTCTATGAGATTGATAATAAAATTATTATTGACGATGTAATAAAAGATAAATTTACAAAAGAGGGCAAAGAAAGATTCAAACCTCTCTTTGCCCCTGCTAAAAAAATTGCTAAAAAATTAGCAGCTCGACTTTCTTTTTGATTCTAATAAAGCAAAATCTTTTTGCTTTGTACCACCATCATAAGTCCAAGCATATCCTTCATCAATCATACGATCATTAAGACATACATCATCAACATATAACCTTCCAAGAATTCTCCCATACTTTTCAGTTGAGTCAGGAAGTTCTGTTTTAATAAGAATATTTTTTTTACCATCTAGTTTTTTCTTTAACCATTCCTTAACTTCTAATCCAAGTGTTTTTTCTTTGAGATCGGTTGTACGACTTTCTGGAGTATCAACACCACTAAGGCGTACTCGCTTAGTAAGAGAAATATCGAACCCAAGATCAATGTCCGCATCGATTGTGTCACCATCTACTACTCTCAATACTTGTTTTACTCTGTAGATATATGGGTCTTTATCCATTAGAATGGTAATTTAAACTTCTCAGTATTTATCTTGGGAATAGGAAGTTTCTCAAATGCCTTAGTGATTTGCTTCTCCACAACAGCACCAACAAATTCTTCTGGATTATTCAGAATTTTCTGTGCTTTTTGATAAGTAAGATATGCTCCCACACAAAGAGCACCACTAATGGTGAGACTTGTGATTGATAGGATCAGACTCAGATGTTTCATCTTTCATCTCCAAATATGCTAACTTTAATATGTAGTAAATGACATATGCGGTAAATATCAAACCTGTTCCAAGAATTATAATAACTCCCCAAGGCAAATTACTCATTCCATCCCCCCTCTTGTTTGTGTATCCATACTTTTAAATCTTTAACGTACTTTCTGAGTATTTGTGCTTGTTCTTCGTGCCAAAAATCACCCGTTTCCAAATGAAGACGGGTGTGATTATCTATTGCTTTCAATATGTTGTGGATGGGGGAATTCCACGATTCTCTCTTAGGAGTGTTCCATTCTCTTGGCATTTGTATTCAACCGTATATAAATGTCCATTGTGTATAAAATCAACTTTACATAAATTGGGTCCAATTATAATATTACCAGCAATTAAAATTTCTAGTAACATTATTTTTTCTTACCACCGTTTTTTGCTTTCTTTGATGTAGCATTGCCCTGGTTCTGCTTGGATTGTTTTCCTCCAGCAGAACCCTTCTTACCTTTGTTTGCTGATTTTGCCATTATGCTCCTGTGCGTGGTTGAACGAATCCTTCACCATCTTCTACTTTAGTTTCCAGTGCTTCAACTCTTGCTTCAAGAGTTTCTGGTGGTGCTTCAGGGGCAGGTGGTTCTGGTGGAGTTTCTACAAACTCCTCTCTTTTAGGTTCTTGCTTTTTTTCATCTTCATCATCTCCACCTTTCTTCATTGTATTAATACCAAAAGTAGCAGCAGATGCAGTGAAGACTGTAGCAATAAAAGTTGGGTCCATCTTAGATAGAGTACCCGCATAACTTGCAGTGAGAAGAGCAGCAGACCAACCCAAGATACATATACGAATTAGTTGTCCCATAGCATTTTCGTTTTTCTTAGTAGTCATTTTCCTTTGTGAATAGGGTTAACCTTTTTTCCAAGATTCACCTTCTGCTTTTCTTCTACGAGCAAGACCTGCTTCTACATTTGAACCAGGATTTCTGTAGAGGTATAAAGCATCGGGAACTAAGTCCCATTCTTTATTCTTCAGTCTCTTAGTGATAGTATTAAAATCACCAGAACCATAAAAACCAGCACCGAGATTATAAGCAAAAGAAAGTAGGGCACCTCTTTTACCATCAGACATTTCATTCCAGTGTGGAATTTTGCGAAGTGCAGGAAGAAACTCTCTCTTGCATTGTTCAATCAAAAGTTCATCTGCTTCTGTTTGTGTGAGAGTATCACCCATATGGAATGCAGATCCATCCTTCTTGCGGGTTGAACCCCAACCAATTGTAATTGGAAGTCCACCAGTGAGAGGATCTGGATATGCCTTCAGATGGCATCCCTCGAACTCTTTGATTAATTTAAGACCCATCATAGGCATATCATCACCGCCAACTACAGGAGCGGCAGCAGATGGTGCTGATGATGCTGGTGCCGCATTACCCTTTTTTCCTCTGTAGATCTCCGCCCAATCTACATTATCTTCTAGATACTTAACTGGTAGGTTATCTTCCAACCATTGAACTGCTTTCACATGATTAGGGTTCTTCTCGTCATAGAACTTGAAGAAGTTATGTAAATCGATTCTTGCCATTGTCGTCTCCAAAGTATTTGTTGAAAAGTTTGGAAGCTTCTAAGTGCTTTCCGTGATTTGTAAGATCTTTAATTCTTTGTAAGATCTTTCTCTTGAAATTAATCGAGGAGTTTTCATTCTCCATAAGTATTTAACCAATAATACTCTCTCTCCAATCTTCACTCATATTCACCATAATTGCTTCTGCTGCTTCTGGGGTTTCGGCATATCCTTCATCAAGAAGGTGTGAGAGGATGATGTCGTAGAGGTCTACTTGTTCTTTTTGTTCTTTTTGTTCTTTTTTTTGTTTTACACCTCTTCTAGCATCGTGTGCGGCAACTCGTCTTTTATCTACATACCTATCACCAACCCATGGTGAATTTTCAACATACTTTTTATTTCTTAAATCTTTCTTTTCAAATCTATTCAGTTCTTCCATAACAACTTCCAAATATGCTTCTTGAAGACTACGAAGTTCTTGTGAGTTCATTTTACAAATACTTTTTAGTTATTTATATTTTAAAAGCAGTCCAACCTTTCTCTTGTTTCCTTTTACCAGAAACCACATCATAAAGATGTTTTAAATTATTTTGTCTTTGGAATTCTTTTAAATTATTGGTATTATATTTAACCCCATCTGGTGATATTATGACATAAGTATTTTTACAGACAGATTGAGTTCTTTTATCTACCAACTCTTTTGATAATTTTCTTCCTTTTAGAGTATTACTTATTTTTCTTTTTGTTTCCTCACTTTTTGGGGAATATATCCTACTCAAAGAACTTTGTCTTATTTTTTCTATTGCTTCTGGTGTGTGTTTCCACCCACTACATTTCTCTTTAAGAATTACTCTGGTGGAATCTTTGACTACTCTACCAGAAGCACCTTCACCACCAAAAGTTTTATTCAAAAGAATTCCACCATCAATCTTTCTGCCGAACACACTTATCATATAAGTTTCGTGTTTAAATGCTTCCTCTTCTATAAGATTTTGTTTGAGAAAGATTATTCTATTTTTATCTTTTGGAACAGGACAAGGTTTTCCACTACCTTCAAATAATCTATATCTTACTCCCTTACCTATGTAATAAGGAGTTCTATCCTCACGTAAATAGGCATAGGTATAAAACCTGTTAGGATTTACCATTTCTACTCTTAAATTGGTTCGCAATAGTATTTATACAAGAAAAGGAGCATTTCTGCTCCCCCCCTCTACCTTAAAGATGCGAACCAATTAAGGCATTATTATTTATCAATCAAAGATACGACCCCATCCGTCCCCTCCGGTAGGTGCCCAACGGTGCTTAAGAACTGCTTTAGTATAAATGGTTTTCTTACCATTCGTTACGGGACCAGTATAATTGTCATTGAGAGAACCATAAGGATCATTAATATAATATCCCTTACCATCTGGAGTCTTACCAATGACCACGCACATGTGCCCACCAGTAGGAGAAGTTAGAGAACCACGGTGGAGAATACCAATAACAACAGGTTTTCCTCTATCAAGACTCTTATCAATATCAACAAAACTTAAATTATAACTAAAGTGCGATTTAATACCATAACCTTGGAGAACTTTAGTCTGCACTGCATGGTCTGTAGTATCGCCAATCGCAAATACCTTTTTAACGTACTCATCATCACCTTTAATGCTTCCTGGTTTAAGGAAAGCAAGACACATTGCACACGATGAAGAGTTGCAAGTTCTTTGTGCATCTCTATAGTTGTCTACTTGGTTAAAGTATGGAACATCAAGAACTGCTGGAGTTGGTGGTTTTGTTCTAAAAATTCCAATCCATTCAGATTCTGAGTCATCCATAAATTGAGCAGGAAGGTTATCCTCTAACCATTGAACTGCAGATACATGATTGTCATTAGTGTCATCATAATATTTAAAAAAGTTATGAAGATCTAAAGTCATTTTTACCTGAAACTCGCCTAAAGTATTTATTAATATCGATATTCGTCAATCTTATCTAAAACTTTATTAAGATATTGATTTGCTAACCATTTTGGATCATATCCAGATTTATTCATCCATTCTTTATTCAAATCTACTTTTAATTTAAGGACTTCGCATTTTATGACATCCTTCGTCAGTTGTCCTTTTGACATAACATATAAAAAAACTCTGCTCATTATTTAGAGCAGAGTTTCAGATTGTATTTTATTGTATCAGACTGGTGTGGTTTCCCTCACAGTTGTCTTCACATATTCATAAACCACTTCTGGAGTAGTCGCTTCGTAAGGGTCGGTGTCTGCGTTGTCCCGTTGCCCCACTTCAACGAATAGTTTTTCGATGATTCCATTATCCACGACCATAGCATAACGCCAAGAGCGATCTCCGAAACCAAGGTTAGACTTATTGACAAGCATTCCCATAGAACGTGTGAAGTAAGCATTGCCGTCTGGAATGAGTTTGACTTTCTCAATGTTCTGGTCTTGTGCCCAGGCATTCATCACAAACCCATCATTAACAGAGATGCAGTAAATATCGTCGATGCCGAGACCCAGAAAGTCGTCATATTTCTCTTCGAATCCAGGTAACTGATAGGCACTGCAAGTAGGAGTGAAAGCACCAGGCAGACTAAAAATGACCACACGTTTTCCATCGAAAAGATCTGCAGATGTTTTATTTACAAACTCACCAGACTCACGAAATACGAATTCTACTTGAGGAACTTGATATTGTTCTTTACGCATAGTAACCTCCATCAAAATACACCTGGAATTACTTGCCCAGTAACAAGATAAGAACCGACAGCAGCAACGAATCCAATCATTGCAAACCAACCATTAATACGTTCCGCTTTTTCAGTAAAAAGATTTTTCATTTTGTTTCTCCTCTTTTAGATGTGTTTTGAATAACAATAAATTTGTCTTTCTTTAGGGTGCCTGCGATACAAACTTTAAGTTCATCATCATCAGACCAGGCACCTTCTTCTACAAGTTGTTGAAGGGCAAGACTAAGTTGCCCAAGCATTCCAGCACTCATCAGTAAGTTTCTGCGACTTTCTCTACAGCATAACCCAAAAGTACGAAAAAGGCAACTGCAGTGAGCGTGAAGATTACTTCAGTCATCAGAAGACTCCGAAGAAGAAGTTGCCAGTGCTAGCATAAGAAATGATACCAGCAACAAAACCGACCATTGCCCAACGCCCATTCATTTTCTCCGATTTCTCAGCATAAGGTTCGATGCCATAACGATCAAGATCCTCTTTTGTCATATACATTGAAGGTTCTTTAGCAAACATATTCATTTGCCCGAACTCATTTTTGGTTACAGTCATTTTCGTTTTATTACGAATTGTTACAAAATTATATAGGAAAAAGAATGGGGTGTCAAGCACATCATTCTTTTTTTTCAATCCTATAAGCCCTTCCGTGTTCGTCAAATCCATCAATCTCAATATATTCTGTATCTTTGTTGATATCATCATTTGGAACTAAACAAAGATAAGGACCATGAATTCTATCATTATTACTATAATTTCTAAACCCAGAAAGATGATAGTGTGCAGAAACAATTTGCTTACCTGGATTTTTTAATTTATATCCTTGTTCTGCCATTAATTTAGCAATCTTATTATCACATCCTGGTATTCCTAAAGTGAATTCAAATTCTTTGGATGTTACAATTGGAGATTTGAAAACCCAAACATCTTGAGATGATGCATTATCAAATGGTGCAATACACCATTCACCATTTTCACAAAATACTTCCCATCTAGTTAAGGCAAGAAAAACTTTATCTAAATCAGTATCCTTTACAACTGAAATAGTATCATCCAAGATAATATCTGCATTTGCAATTATACAAATTTCATCTTTTAAATTCTGGTTACAAAATTCAAAAAGATCATTGTATGTTGGTCTTTTTTCCCTTTGAATTACTTCTATTTTATCCGACTTAAAGTTCAATTTAGAATCATCAGAAATAAAAACATATATCTTTTTAATATTTTCATTTTCTAAATTTTCATGAATACAAGTAAGATATTCACTATGTCTCTGATAATCAGGAGATCTAAAATATTCTATCAATAAATTCATTGAGTTTTAATCCAATCCATTAAATTAACTTGAGGTCTCCATCCAAAAATGGTTCTCAATTTTCCATTATTCGCAAGAGTAGTTCGTGACTCACCAATTCTTGCTGGAATATTTATTTGATTTTCTGAAATAGCATCCGCAATTTCATTGATCGAATAATTAACTCCATTACCTACATTGTAAAGTTCTCCATAAAAATCATCATCAATATCTTTTGTTGCTGCAAGAATATTTGCTTGAACTACATCAGATACGTGTGTGAAGTCTCTACGTTGTTCACCATCACCAACAATTGTAAGTGACTCTCCTTTTTTCTTCTGCTCCAAGAATAACCCAATTACTGGGGCATATTGTCCTTTTAAAGGTTGCCGTTCACCATAAACATTAAAATACCTAAAGGAAATTGTCTTAAGATCAAATAAGTCATTGTACATTTTGCAGAGTTTTTCTCCAGCAACTTTAGATACCGAATATGGATTTAAACAATTATCTTTTTGATTTTCGTGATTTGGAGGTTCATTAAATCCATAACCAGAAGATGTAGAAGAATAAATTACTTTCTTAACTCCTGCTTCTCTGGCACATTGAAGAACCGTAACAGTACCCATGCAATTGGTATTAACTGCTTTAATTGGATTCAAAATTGCTAGTTGAATCCTAGCATCAGCAGCAAGATGAAAGACATAATCAACTCCCTCATAAAGAGGTCTAGTTTTTTCATAATCACAAATATCATACTTATAATTTTGAGATTTGTCATTCCAATAAAATTCTTCATTGGATTCTGCACTTTCATTATCAATCACAACTACCTCATGACCTAACTCAATAAGTGCATCAACAAGATTTGAACCAATAAATCCTGCTCCACCAGTGACTAAACTTTTCATATCAATTCACCTCAAAATATTCCAACTGCAGAAACTGATTCATATATCTCAGATTTAATATCATCTTCATATATGAAATTCCAATTTTTTAACTTTGGACAAGTCATCATATCCATAAAAATATTAGAAGAGTCCTCAGATATACATTTTCTTGCTGGTTCTCTCCTTCCATAAGTATGAAAATGTATTTCAACTTGTTTCATAAGATTTTTATACTGAAGATGATAAGAAATCAATGCAGTGGAATTTTCCAACAAATGCACTTCTTCTGCATTTTCAATAACTTTAATTATATCAAAATAATTTTGAGCAATATCATTAATATTCAAAATATATAAATCTTTATTTTTTATATATTTCCTATTTAATAAATTATTTCCATATTCAGAAATCACAATATATTTTTCTGGTAAATTTAAACTTTCAAAAAAATTATTTTCACTTTCAATATTTCTTTCGTAATAAAAATAATCAAGTCTATAATTTTTAGGAATACCAGCAGCACAATAAAATGCTGTTGCATTATTTTCTAAAACTGGTTTAGATTCAACAAAAAATTGGCATGGATCCCCTTCCAATCTAAACCACTTTGGATCTATTTGAATTATGGGCAATCCCAGTTTAAGTCCCAATTGATTAAACATATTATAATGATTTTCCACTGTTGGTGCAGATGGATTATCACCTGTTTTTAAATCCAAATAATCATAATCGTTATTATAATTGATATAATCCATCATTTCACTGGATCCAATAACTTTGATCCTGGAATTGTCTTTATATAAATCGTTAATAAAGTTATAGTTTCCACCATCCCCTATTATATTAACTTCTTCATATTTTGTGGACAAAAATCTAGCCATTCCAGAAACACTGATCCAGTCACCATATCCACAATATTGATTGATAAAGATTTTTTTATTTAAGTTTTCCATTTCAATTTACTCCTTTTGAATTTATAATTAAATAATTATTATTATTGCTAGTTGGTTTTTTTTGTAAATAATTTCTCAAGTATGAATGAATATAAATTTTTGGTTTTGATAATTTTATTGATTGGATAAACTCTAAAAAAGCAGTTTCAATAGTATGAATTTCTTCTGCATTTTCTAATATTTTACAATAATTAAACATTAGAAAATTTTCATCATTATAATTTAATTTTTTATTATATTTAATAATTTTATATTTTTTTGGTAAATTATTTTCATCGATTATTAAATTGCCCAAATGGTGCTCTGAGTCGTCAATAACAAAAATATATTTTTCGTTATTTGGATTCAATTTATTATAAACATATTCTTCAGATTGAAGATTTCTTTGGTAATAAAATTCAGAAAATCTTATTTTTGGATTTAAATTGAACATTGTATAAAATCCTTCATAAAAAGGAATTCCTGGATTTTTTATAGTAAGTTCATATTCCAATCTTTCAAATCCAATTTCTATAATATCATTTTCTATTCCATTTGATGAAATAAAATTTTTACAAATTCCAACAGATACTGCTGGATCATTTTCTGAATTAATAAAACTTAAATTTTTAATATCTCTAAACATATATTCAATTGATGCATGATAAGGATCTGCAGTAAAGTACACAACTTCATCATACATTTTACAAAAATTTCTAACCAATGCATTGCAAATTATAGCATCTCCCAATCCAAAATGAGGTAAAATATATTTTTTAGTCATATCCATTACAATTGATAAGGATAATCTGTACAAATACCAAAGACCATAGAAAAATTTTTATATTTTTTAATGTCCATATCATCAATAAGTGGTATAATTACATTTTCATCTATTTTCATGGAAAGATCATGTAACCAAATCTTTCCATTTGAAGTATAAGTAAAGGGATCTTGAGTATGACAGAATGCTTGATATATCCAGCATTCTTTTGCTGCTTCAAGATTTTTACAGTGAATCCAAAGGTAATCTTTACGTTTATCTAACCAATTATGATCCACTTTATATTGGGGTTCATCATGTCCTAACCACAAATCACCATCAATCAAACGAACATCAATCTCTACATCATATCCATTACCAATAGCACAGTCAATATAACTTGGTCGATTTTCCCTATCAAGTACTGGTCCCCGAATGTTTCCACGATGAGAAATAATCTTCATAGTATTTTCTATTCCCAAGGTACAGCATCAAAATATTTTGAATTATATGAAACAATATTACACCAAGTCCAAGTATCTTGTCTACTCTCAATAGGTACAAGATTAGGACTGCCGTGAAACATATAATAAAAATTTTCAAATCCATACTTTTCAAGTTCTGTAAGCATATTATCAAGATTATCACCAACTTCTTCTTGACCAGGACCATATTCAAATTGAATAATTTTTACATTATTCATTTTTTCACCAAAACCACGAAAAACATATGTTTCCATACATTCCACATCTATTTTTAGAAAATCAACTTCATCAATATTATTTTCTTCCATATAAGTATCTGCCCTCTTTACAAGACAAAATTCACATTCTTCCCCAGAAGATGAACGTTTAACTAATGAGTAGGTATTTGGATAAAATTCAATAGTATCTTCAACATCACTTAATCCAAATACATTAAAAAATGATTTGCTATTATTATTAGGTTGCAACTTTAATGCATCAATATATGGTTGATATGGGTCAAAATAATGAACTACCCCATTAAATTGCGTATATATTGATTCAGTCCATGTTCCAACATCAAACATTACATTAACAAGTTTTGAAATTTTATCAAAAAATTTTTTTTCTGAGTCGTATCCATTTTCATGTGTCATAATTCTTCAATTCGTAGTGATTTATCTTCAATAAAAAGGTCATAAAATGGTTTGTCCACTCTCAATTCATGGTATTTTGCACCCCAATCATTAAGTTGTTTTTTAGTCAAATCCATCCAATCAATCTGTTTCCTACTTCCACGAGCAGTCCAATAAACTATCGTGTGACCTTGATTATATAGTTTATTAATCTTCTCTATATTTTCTATAATAGGTTTTGCTTTGCTGTAATCATGAGTTGTCCCAAAATCCACAGAAGTTTCTCGATGACAAATAGTTTCATCAATATCAACATAAATTACTTTCATTGGTACATATTTCTCCTATAGTTTTCATTTGGACAAGTATCAACATCGGCAACTTCTTGTTTTGTAAGAAACTTAACTCCTCCCAATAATTTTGCTCCATTAAAAATATCAGCAGATTTTTCACACATCAAAGTAGAAGCAGAACAATCTTTTTTAGATGTAGATGCTGTAATTATACCATGATTTTGTAGCAAGATCAACTTTGGAAAAAATCCTTCATGATCAAGAAACTTCGAGACATACTTCTCAACTAACTTAAGAATTGCTTCTCCTGGTGGAGCATAAGGAACTACACAAGACTTTTTTCCATTTCTAACAATTTGATCAGGAAACCATCTATGTTCAGAAAAGTCGTGAATAGATTCTGAACAAAGAATCTTAGTTGTATGTGGAGGATGAGTATGTGCGATAAAATTAATATCAGGAAATGTCTTCATAATCCAAGCATGAAATGAAGTTTCAATACTTGGTTTCTTGTGGAGAAGTTCTATCTGAGCACCATTTGTATTACATAATGTCAGGTCTTCTTCTGATAGTGTATGAAGACTTGTTCCACTTGCTTTAATGAGGAATGTATTTTCATCTACTCTTACCGATACATTACCTTCACCACAGATAGTATATTCACTAATTTCTCTTGCTAGTTCTAGTATTTCAGACATCTTTAATAAAAGTTTCTAGGGTATTTAGATTTACTCTCCAAGGAGAGTTTAGACCACCAGAGATAGAAAGAGAACCATTACTTTCTACACTTTCTTTTACTTTCTCTACAAACTCAGTATTATTGAAGTGGTGAAGTTGGGTGTGTGCCATTGAATATCCAAAACGAGTATTAACATCAAAGAACAAAGGACTATTAATAGAAATAACTTTTGTTTCTGGTGGTGAGAAGATTACATTACACATACCACCACCAATTGGTCCAGCAACATACTTTGCAGAGTTGAATAAACCAATCTTCTCTCTCATCGTCATATTTTCACAAAAAACTTCTTCATATCCATAAGACTTGAACAGTTCTGCAACTTCATCCTCATTTACACAACGACGACGCTCAGTGTAATTAGTTCCAATATTTTCTAGATTATTATGCAACCAAGTGCGCCGTGAGATATAAATCTTCTCTGGACCCTGATATTCACCCTTCATACGATTGATAATATCAAATACACCAGGATGTGGTGGACTATTTGAAAGACCATTGTGAGTCAAGGAAGACCCAACTACAACAGTATTATAGAGAGTCTCTGGATTCAAAAATACAACATCTTTTCTACGAATACCTAGAAGTTCTAATGACTCCCATACAAATGGGTAAAGGTCATATTTGCCTTCTGGTGGACTTACAAGAAGTTTAAGGTCTGGATGTATTTCCTTTTCATTAAAATATGAATACAAATAGGGCAAAGTATCATAAATGAAATGATAATAGTTTGCCATATTATACACAAAGTAAAATACAGGAACTGAGCAGAAGTCCTTAAAATGAAAAGGAAGTTCTACTTCATATTCCATCGTTTCTTCATAAAAAGTTCCCCTACCAAGAGACATAAACATTTCTTTGGTGGGAAGAGTCAGTCTTCCAGTTTGATGAGAGTAAATTAACGGTTGCGGATAATACTTCGATAAACCTGCAAATTGGCAAGAGAAAAAGTATGCTACTTCAATATCTCTTCCATTTTCATCCTTTTCTTTTAGAAGTCTCGTTCTTCCAGAATTCCAGTATTCAATTGGTAAAATAGTCTTTTGAGTAATCATAAGGATGCCAATCAACTTTATTAAAAAATCTTTGCCAATATTGATAAGTCTTTAAATCATTTGGTGTTCCCCAACAAATATAATTATCAATCTCAAAATTCTTTACTTTATATCCAAGATTAATTGCTTCATTTAACATACTATCAACATAAAATTCACCATTGGTTTTATTATCATTATCATATAAAGTTTTTAAAGAACTAAAAAAGATTTCCCTTGAACGGAAAAACATAGTTCCAGTGATCGCAAACTCTTTTACAGGATCAGTTCCAGTAAATTTTTTAACATCAACTTGACTTACATTCCCATCTTCATCACATTTAACCCAAGAATATGCCTCTGGTTGCAAATGACTCGTATAGTTGTTTCTATAAGTCCACACTATTATATCATTTTCATCATCTTCGACAAGTTCTAAAAACTTATCGGCATCATAAAATACTCCATTATCACAAGCAGAAATTAAAACAGAGGAATCTGGATGGCATACATTAACTATTTGTTCAGTTGTACATGCTTGACCTTCCAGAACTTCATCAATCCATACAGTATTTTGTCCAGGAGACTGATGACCTTTCAAACAAGCATAAATCACATCGTCTGTTTTAGGTAGACAACGAACTGCCTGATCTACCATATTCTTACCATTGACTTGAATAAATGGTTTTGATTCAATATATCCTTCTTTTGAGAACCGACTTCCAGCACCTGCCATTGGAAGAGCAAGAGTGCAATTTTTTAGTTTAACTTCTTTCTGCCCTTCTATTGCTTTACGATAATAGTTTGACCAACTATTATAAACATCAAGATCAAAAGGAGTTCCCCACTGAAGCATATGGGGAATCTCATACACACGATTATCTAAACCATCACGAATCAAAAGATTATAAACAAGACTTACATAATACTCACCATTAATGTTAATATCTTCATCTATCAATTGCTTAAAGTATTTTTTAACATAACTACCTTTTCTAAAATAGTAGTTGCCAGTAGAAGCAAACTCATCCATTTTGTTATCTGTAAATGGTTGCTTCTCACGAACCTCTAAAATCCCATTACTATCATCAGTTTTACAGAAAGCATAATTATCACTTCCAAGCATATGAGGATGAAATCCAGTGTAGCAAACTACACATCCATCACATTCGGTTGTATCGACAAATTCCTTAAAGTACTTATAATCCCAATACATTGAAAAATCACAATAATTAATGACAACCTGTTCATTATCATCAATTAAATTTTCAAATTCAGATACTGAGAATACAGGACCTTTTTTATGTTTAGGTATCGTTACTATTGTTTTTATATCTACTAATTTTTCTAAAACATCTACAATATTTGTTTCTTCTTTATGTTTATCATTAATAATAAAAACAAAGTGAGAGTCTTGCGGATAAAGACGAACAATATGTTCTATTACCTTTCTGCCATCAACTTCAATCAAATATTTTGGCAACGTATATCCAGCAGAAGAAAATCTGCTGCTCATACCAGACATTGGAATAATTATCTTCATATCTTATATTTTTTTATTCCAATAATTGTTCTCATAATCAATTTGTTGAATATCATTGTGTTTAAAATTATCTTCTTTCAAGATAGTTCTCACCCAAACATAAGAAGGACCTTCAATATTTATCTCTATTCTACCATTTGTGTCGTGTGACTCTATCTTCATGATATCATCATGCCTGTGAACACTAGCAATATAAATTTCAGTATCAGAATAACCGTTTTTTTCAGAATACAATGATAAAAATAATTCGGGAGAAAATTGCCAAAATCCATGCCCACATTGATTATTTGCTGGCAACGAATGGATAATTTGCCCTCCAGGTTTACACATTAAAGATACATTTTTTAATGCTTGATTTATATTAAATATATGTTCTAAACTTCCACCATCAAAAATTGTGTCATATTTTTGCATACTATTTTCAATTGGAATGTTCATGTCATGAACTATTGTACACCCTTCATAATCACAATAATCAATAGAATCTACTTTAGTAGAACCATAATTACTAATAAATACATTCTCACAATAACTTTCACCACATTTAATCCCACTTAGAGAGTTATCTTCTAAAAGATATTTTAATTGTTCCTCATGTACAAAAATTGTCTGCCTGCCAATCGTTAATGTATCCTTAAAATCACCATATTGATGGCAATGATTTAATAATCTAATATTTTGAATATCAAGTCCCATTTTAATCTCCAGATTTTTTTTTAATTATCAAAATTTCATATTAATTTGTTCTTAGGTTTCCAATCAAATACATTTAATGCTCTACGGGGTTCTACATGAAGATAAGATTTAACCTGTTTTTTGGAAAGTTTAAGACTTAAATATCCCGATGAAGTAACTATATCCAAAAGTTGTTTAATGGTCAAGCTTTGAGATCCAACTACAAACATATCATGTTTGATATGAAAATTTTTTTCTATACACTTTTCAATTAAATCCACTAAATCATCAACATGTATTATATCTATTCTAGTATCAAAATTTGTATATAAATCTATGACATTATTTGTATTTACACTACTAAGAAGTTTATCAACTAAACCATTAATTCTATTTGATGGTAGTGATTTTCCTCCCCACACATTAGATACTCTTAATGAAAGTGTATTACACTCAACTGTTTTTAAAATATTTTCAACTTGTAATTTAAGATCACCATAAAGGGTATTTGGATTTACCAATGAATTTTCATCAACTGTTTTTTCATGATTTACATATAAACCACCAGCAGTAGAAATAAAAATAATTTTTCCATTTGGATTTTTCTTTGAATAAAAATCAAATATTTTTTTACTATTAATTACATCATTTTTTACAAATTTTTCAAATTCATCATAAGTATTTCTTGTAGTTGAAGACCATGCCAAATGAATAAGACATGAATTTTCATGAGTCTCAAATACATCTTGAGGTTTATCTCGATATGAAACTTTAGTAACAGGTTGTTTACATAACTCTAAAAATCTTTTACCAATTAGACCACTACATCCAGTAACGTAAATCATAAAATGCCTCTATCGTATTCTTGTTGCCCATATTGGGTATTCTTTTCCATCAATATTCCAATTTGGATGCCAATATGTTTCATCCGAAATACAATAAAAATTATATTTTTTGCTTATTAAAGAAAAAATAGATTGATCAAATCTATGCTCTCCATTAAAAGTTTTATGATTTGGTATTGATGATTCAGAATCATCAATATAATGATAATTATTTTCTATGCTTATTAATTTACACTCATCGATAATAAATCTATTTTCTTTAGTATTCTTTAAAAAATATGTGGTTGAACATCTTTGCCCTGTATGAAAATGGGTTTCATCATTTGGAAATATTTTAAAGTATGTATCCGATTTTGTATATTCACTTTCTTTTAAATGATTCATACAAAAACAAAGAGAACCGTTATTCATTACCATAGAATAATATTCACCCAATCTTAATTTTCCTTCAATATTAAAAGTACATCCAATGTCAGCATATAAAATAACATCATCTTCAGGAATTGATTTCATCAACTCTGATATTAAAAAAAATTTCCAAATCCAAAAACCATATGCTCTCGTAGATTCCATAAATTTTTTATGTTCTAAAAGATCACTACAATAAGAAAAACAATTTTTTTCAGAAAATAAATTAATAGTTTTAAAAACTCCTAGATTTAATGCTTCACTGTAAAATCTATTTCTAGTATAAGCATAATTTTGTTCTGGTGAACAAAAAGAAATTAAGTGAAGATTCATTTTAAACTACCAATAAAGAATTTTCTAATTGGATCTAAGGATACTTTATCCAAAAATAAAGGTTGGTTTTTAAATTCATTGTAAAGTTTATCGTTGTTATCAATTTCAATAACTTTTTCAAGCATTTCTTCCATAGACATATTTAATGTATTAATGCAACATTTTTCATTAAAATCTTCAGACAATTTCTCATCAGCATAATAAATTGGTATATTTCCAGCAAGTTTTGCATGAAAAAGTTTTTCGGTAAAATATCCAGGATGTATAGAATGTTCAAAACATATTGAAAATTTATAATCAGAAATCAAATCCATTTTTTGTTTTTCACCATCTGGCAATACCATACAATTTTGATACTTTCCATAAACATCTACTTTTTTATAGGTATTCAAAGTATTAATGGCATCAATTCTATTTTGTACTCCTCTCCCAAATACAATTGAACAGAATTTATTTTTCTCTTTTACTGTAAATTCATTATCACCATACAAATAATTTTCAGGAATTAAATACTCTGGATTACTATATGTTCCAACATTAAACCAATCAATATGCATCATCCACAAAGGAAATCTAAAATTTTTTCCTCCATATGAATCAAAATCAAATGTCAAAGAATAATCAAAAACTTTTAAATTTGGTCTTACATTTTCTCCAGCATATTGAATTCTAATGCAATCCTTGAATCTAGTATAATCAACACCAAACCCCAAAGAAAAAATCACATCAGCATCTTCTGGATCAGATACACTTACATTTTCAAATATTTGACGTAATAAATGCAAAAAGAAATTATTATGAGGATCAAATGAATTTGGATATTCCCAATAATCTAAAAATGCTATTTTCATATGTTTGGAACCTGAGTATGTACAATGCTAGACTTAAATAAACCAATCTCACTTTTTTGTTTTATTGATGGTTCGACCCAACCTATTTTTAAATTTTCTTTTTTAATTATCCAATTCAATTTATGATCTATTGGATAATTGATAATGTTTAAATTTTTAACTACTTTTTTTGATGCCTCTAAATTAAAAACCATTGCATGAGCACATCTTGTCATTTGTCCAATCTCATAATAAACCATTTTATCAGGAAAAACATTTTTTGTCTGAATACCACAACAACTTCCTAGCATCATGGCATCGAGTTTAGGTTCATGGTCAATGAACTCTTTCATGCACTTATTTAAATAATCTTCAAAATTATTTGGAAGATCAACATCATCTTCCAGTATCAATATGTTCTTGAAGTTATTTTTTACTTGCTGTTCGAAACAATATTGTTGTTTTAAATATATTGAAATCTCAGAATCATTAATACTTCCAACAACTCTTTTATATTCATATTCAATTTCTTCGGGCAAAAAATTTTCCACCCACTCCACATCAACATTATTATCTAGAAAAAATTTTTGAAGATAAGATTTTCTTTCAAGTAAAGGTTTATGGTGGCAAATAAAAATTTTATCAATAATTTTTTTATTCATCTTTTTCAGTTAAAACATATTCTACAATATTTTTTGTAGTAAAGCAATCTATTACTTTTCTATATCCATTTTCTGCTATACGATTTCTTTCATAATCATTATTTAAATAAAATTTTATTTTTTCAAATGCTTCTTCTTTGGAAGAATAAAATACGATTTCTTCATCTTCTTTAAAAATTTCATCCAATTGTTTATTTGGATTAAGTCTATCAGTAATTACCAATTTTTTACAAGACATTCCTTCAAAAATACGTCGAGTGACTTCACCATATCTTGCTTTTTGAAAAACTATTTTTCCATTTCTATAAAGATCAGCATTTTCAATATCTTTTAAATTATTTTTAAGATAAAAAGAAGATCCAAGTTTTTCTTGAAGGTAATTGACAACTTCACCTCTTTCTCCATACATTGATGTAACAACATCAAATGGTTCATATGAAGTAAAAGATGGATAAAAAATATTCAAATCAGTCCAATGTGAAGTAAATATTACATTATATCCCAAAGACTTATACTGCAAAAAGCATTCAACATCTGGTGTTAGTGTAAGATCCGCATTTTTAGTTCTTTTTTGATTGTAATGCATAGTTTGTGGTTCATCACCACAATCAACAACTAACTTACTTTTTGGAAAATTTTTTTTATCAAATAATTCATCAAGTGTAGGAAAAAATCCACATGACATCCAAAAAATAATATCAGGAATAAATTCATTTGAATCATAATATTTTTTCAATTCATTAAATCCAAAAGATGGGTCTGAACTAGGGTTTGGATACCACCTAACTTCATCAACTCTTGAATCAGTTTTAAATGCATCATAAATGCCTCTAGGTGTACTCCAAAATTTCTCTTGTCCATATTCCAAATATTCTTTAATAGAATAATCAGAAAGAATCGCAATTTTCATTTCAAATCCTCTTTACAATATTTTTAAACATGCCCTCAAGAGTAAAATACTCTTCATACACTTTTCTTCCATTCTCAAGAAGTCTATTATATTCTACATCAGAAATTGATTTTAGTATAGTATCAATATCTTCAATCTCATCTTCATTTACAGGAACACAAAAATCATTCCAATCTAATTCATCCATCCAAGGAAGGTAATGAACATCTGAAATATAAACCGGAACAGTTCCCAATTGAAGAATTTCATACATTCTAAAACTACTCTTCCCATAACCTCTTGGAGCAAGTCCAAATTTACTAGCGCAGGTTATGTCCAGAAATCTCTCAAAGTTGTCCATAGGGACTGTCGTAGACCAGTTTCCGGCAGAAATTTCATAACCTTCCTTTCCAGATAAATGATTACACATATCCATACGAATTGGATGAGTATTTCTAGAACCAACAAAAGAAGCAAAAATTGTTTTCTCTTTTTGTGGAATTAATTCTTTTGGAATAGAACTACAAATCAAAGGAATTGGAATGATATTATCACCTTCACGATTACCACCAGCAGAAAAAATTAATGTATCTTCTGGAAATTTCTCAAAAGGACCATCATCAAATTGAGATACTGTAAAATATTTTCCATCAGATGAAAGAACAGAATTCAATTGATCTTGGACATTTTCATACTGTTGTCCTGCAAACATTGAATTGCAAAAATTATTCGTCCAGAAGACATCAATGTATTGCCTATCAGTTTCAATATTTTCTTCGTTCCACCTCTTAAAGAAATATTCTTCAAGATACTCTCCAGTATGATATGGAGGATATGTTGGTGAGATAGATACAGGTCTTAATGCATCATTTTTTATAAGTACCATAGTTTTTCCTCTTTAAATCTTTTAGTTTTTTCTTCTACACCCACCATCCAATTATTGTGGACTATTACAGCATTTTCTTTCTTTCCTTCATTATAGTACACATGTCCATTGGGAAACAAGTCTGGACTCAATATTGCAATATAATCTCTATATTTTTTCAAAGCAATCTCATTTACAATCAGTTGGTCGTCTTCAATCTCATTTGAACCACACTCATTCACCAAAGATTCACACTCTTTAGTGTCATTAAAAACCATAAACCCAGAACAAAGAGTGGAACCTGGACTATCTGATTGAAATAAAATTTCTTCATTTCCTTCGATCAATTCAATTGGATTTTTAACAAATACAATATCAGTATCTACCCAACATAGATTTTTATTTTCTTGATAAATTTTTTTAATAATAGACCATTTATTTTTAACAATATTCCTAAAACCACTTTGACTATCAAATGTCCAATCCTGATATTCTGTGATTGGTTGATCTATGTGGAGAAAAGTATTTTTATAGTGCTTTAAGTTTTCATATGCATTTACATCCAAACAAGCAATGTAAAAATTATCCATATCAATTCCCACATTTTCTGCAGAAATTAACATATTCTTACAGATGTCTGTACATCCACTATTTAAAAATGTTAAAAATTTCATCTGTCTAATATTTTTTCCAAGGTCAATGTTTTTCCTGTATTTTTCCACCACTCTAAAACATCAATATAAGATTGCAAATGATCCTCTTTGTATTTTTCCTCTAATGATATTCCGTAAAAAGTTGAAACAAACTCAATTGATTCGACAAAAAGAGGAAAGGTATAAACATTATATAAAATTTTTTGATCTACAACAGATCTTGGTGAATAATAAATTAAGTTTTCTGCCAATGGTGCCCAATAATATTCTTCTGGATATTCTAATGAAAATTTTTCATCAGATGTAAAACTATCTATAATTATTTTAGCATACTCTCTAGAAACAAGATACGCACCAACAGACCAATCATCCCAATATCTTCTTCTCAATTTAATTGAGTTTAAATTTTTCCCAATACACATCAATTGAATACAATCCCAATTTTCAGGAAGATTGTGTATAAACTCACTCCAAGTAAAATTCCAATATTGAACCGTTTCTAAACTCAGGTCATCTTCACAAAAGAACGCATATGGATCATCAGTTTCATCGTACCACTTTTTTATCATTTTTAAATGCGAAACCGTGGCACCAATTGTCCCCAAATCCATTACAAACTTGTATTTTCCAATCACACTAGGGTCATTTTCAACTTGTCTTTCAGACAAAAGAAAATTAATTTCTTGAATATTATAATTTAAAAATTCATCTTGAATATTTTTTCTTCTGTCTTTGCACTCAATTAAACTAGCACAATAAATCTTAGGAAAATTATTCAATTTATTCATACCAAAATCACTGTCCATAAATGCACATATCTTCAACTAATTGTTTAAATGAAATCTTAGGTTCCCAACCTAGTTTTTCCTTTGCCTTAGAGGCATCACCTAATAAAGTCTCTACTTCAGCAGGTCTAAAATATTTAGGATCAACTCTAATCACTGCTCTATTAGTATTAGAATCAATTCCAACTTCATCCAAACCTTCACCAAACCATACAATATTCATACCAAAATAAGGTGCTGCTTCATTTACAAATTCACGAACAGAATACTGTTCTCCAGTAGCAATCACATAATCATCGGGTTCATCCTGTTGAAGCATCAACCACATTGCTTCTACAAAGTCCTGAGCATGTCCCCAATCCCGTTTAGCATTCAAGTTGCCCAGATACAAACAATCTTGAAGTCCAACAGAAATCTTAGAGAGTGCCTGCGTAATCTTACGAGTTACAAAAGTCTCACCACGACGAGGAGATTCGTGATTGAAGAGAATACCAGTGCAGGCATACATTCCATATGCCTCACGATAGTTCTTCGTAATCCAATATCCATAGAGTTTTGCCACACCATAAGGAGATCGTGGATAGAAGGGTGTATTCTCCTTCTGTGGGGTCTCCTGAACTAATCCGTAGAGTTCACTTGTAGATGCCTGGTAGATGCGTACACGGTCTTCCATGCCCAGGAGACGCACTGATTCAAGAACCCTAAGAGTTCCTATAGCATCCACATCAGCAGTGTATTCAGGCATCTCAAAGGATACTTTGACATGACTCTGAGCACCAAGATTATAAATTTCATCCGGTTGAACTAATTGAATAACTCTAACAAGATTAGTACTATCAGTGAGATCTCCATAGTGGAGATGCAATCTATTGTAAATATGATCAATTCTATGGGTATTAATTAAAGAAGATCTCCTAATAATACCATGAACCTGATATCCTTTTTCCAAAAGAAGTTCTGCAAGATAAGATCCATCTTGTCCCGTAATACCAGTAATTAAAGCAACTTTCATATGATAAAGTCTTTTGTATCATTATACAAAAAAAAGAGAGTTTATGCAACTCTCCTATAGATCTTTTGGTCTCGCCACCAATTCTTTAACTGGAAATTGAAACCTATTTGCTACTTACAAATAAAATTAATTACTTATTTTATTTCAAATTCCATTTTTCTAATTTTCCGATTTCTTCTTGACTCTTGATAAGCAAGATCTTCTCTAGAAAAAATAGAAGAAGAATTATTTTTTTGATTTGAATTTGATATCAATTCAACCTTTGTCAAATCTATAGCAGTAATAGTTTCGCCTTTTGTGGTTGTCATATTATCACATCCACAACATTTGGTTTGTGTTGGATGTGATAATAATTCTACATTGCACATTTTACATCTAATCTTTAACATTTTAGTATATTCCTTTAATTTGTCAAGTTTTCATATTATAACATTATTTTTTTTTATTCAAGAAAAGATCTCAACATCCAAACAAACTTTCCATGTGCTTCGTTCAGATCATCAACAATATTGACAGTTCCTCTTGATTTTTGATTTTCTGCTTCTTCAGCAACTTCACCTAACATATCTATAATCTTTTTATGACCTTCAAGCAAATCTTTAATCATTTCCATTTCAGAAATATTAGTTTTTGCTTCTCCAACACCAGAAACTTCTAAAACTCTAGACAAAGAACTAATTGGTTTAATATTCAAAAATCTCATATGTTCTGAGATACGATCAACTTCTTCTTGAATTTGTAAATATTGCTCACCGAACAAATCATGAATTTGTTTAAAATCAGGTCCAACAATATGCCAATGATAAACCCATGTTTTTTGAAATAGCAAAAAAAGTGATGCCTGAGCATCACTTAAAAGTTTAAACAATTTTTCCATTATACTTCTTTTTTGAAGTATTTATAAGAAAGAAAAATTTTTTATCCATAAAAAAAATCCCCCATAGGGGGGATTGAGATATAAAAAATATCAGAACCTAAACTGGGTCTGAATTACACCACCATAGTTAGAGGAAGCATTCTTGAATCCCTGATTATTAGAGACATAGAAGATTGCAGGAGTGATGCTGATATTATCACTCACACGATAGCGATAGAAGGTTTCCCACATCAGGGAATCCTTTTTAAGGGAAGCAGCGTTGCCAGGAGCACCGATGGCAAAACCAGCAGCATTACCCTTAGCAAACACATCTGCCCACTGGACACCAGCAAACCAAGTCTGAGACTTAGTAGCAGCACGGGGAGTAGCAGGACCTTCTACAGTGTTCCAACCATAGGCACCAGAGATTGAAGGAACAATGCCTGCCTTCTTAGGTTGCCAATAAGCATTCAATGCATAACCATTAGAGGTTTGATTAGCAGCAAGAGTGCCAGCATTACCAGCAACACCGTTGAAGGTACGAACACGAGTACCTTCAGTACCATAACGATAACCAAATGCAATGCCGTACTGAGGAGCACGATAACCAAACTGTGCCAGAGTATTCAGAGCACCAGATTCATCAAATTCACCTTTGCTAGAATCAGAACCGTTCTGGGCAACATAGTTTACACCAGCAACGAAACCACCCTTACCTTTCTTGGTAGGTTGTGCCCACTGAGCACCGAAACCAGAACCAGTTGCCTTGTTGTAGACACCGGGAGCACCAGCAACAGCAAAGAAGTCCAGAATGTCAGACTTATAAGCAGTAGGAATCCAAGACATCTCAGTGTTACGAACCAGAGCACCAGCAGTCAGAGTCACACCTTTAGCAAGTGCAGGGAACTGATAGTACAGACGGTCAAGTTGTACAGCATTGGCAAAACTTTCTGCCTTATCCAGTTTGAACAGAGAAGAGGAAGAACCAAAGGGTTGACTGGAGAAATTACCAGAACGCAGACGAGTCTTCAGCAAATCCTTACCCGTGAAGGAAGTATCAAAGTTCAGACGAACATCATAGTTGAATGCTGTGTTGCCAACGTTAGAATTATTAGCAAGACGAGCGCCTTCTACACCACCAAGAACGAAGGTTGCTTCACCACGCAATTTAGATGTAGTGGAGAACTGAGTTGCCTGAAGTTGTCCAACTTGTGCTTCGAGTTTATCAACACGACCACGAATAACTAGAAGTTCTTCAGAAAACTCTTTCGAAAGACGTTGGAGTTCATCAGTCACTTCGGTTACACGATCAAGGCAAGCATTCAGAAGTGCTGCTGCCTCATAACGGGTCATTGCCTTACCACCACCATAAGTGCCGTTAGGATAACCAGCAACGCAACCATAACGCTCTACAAGGTTGCTGAGTGCCTGATATGCCCAATCGGAAGGTTGAACATCAGAGAATTGAGTGACGCTTGTTGCCTGCTCAGAAGAGTATTGATTGACTGCTGCAATATTAAGATCTGCGGCATTCGCAGCAGCAGGAGCAATCATACCAAGGGCAACGGGTGCAAGCATCAGTTGTTTGATTTTCATAAAAATGTTTTTATATACTAAACGATATTGTGAAGATTTACAACAAAGTAAATCTTCGTTATTTAGGAGGTCTTAAGCAAACCTTAAGACAAAAGTATCTTAGGACACTTTAGGTCTTAAGTCAATTAAAATTTTATTAAGGGGGAGATTTACAGAACTCCCCACATTTATTCTATTTTATCAAACTTCTACCGTGATCAGTTTAGAAGCATATTCATGAGCATAAGATGTGCGAGCACCATGAATGCCCCAACCAATCCAACTATACGCATAGTCCATGTAACGATTGATAGATTTTCCAGGAGTTTTCATCCTGTCAGCAATTCGTTTCCATTGAACCTCAGTCGTTAGATAACCAAGTTGCGTTTGAAAAGATGATGGATTTCCACCAAATCTCTTAGCAAAATCACCCAATCCATAATAACGATCGGCAGATGTCCATTGGATCAGACCATAACCACGACCGCAGTGATGGTACTGAGTCCTACTACCACCTTCACAAATATTAGGGACGAACATAGATTCCTGCTTAATATTGCCCAGGATAGTAGCAAGGGCGTTTCTGTCTTTAATTCCTTGTTCTTGGAAATAATCCAAGGCAAGTGATTCATGTTCTGAACACCCTTTACAAATTAACCTTTTCTCTTTTGGTTTTTCGGGAGCAACCTCTCGGATTGCTGTCTTCTTTTCATCTACAAGATTCAATTTGGTTAGTTCTTCCAATGGTGGAGGAGGACCTTGCATCTTGTATTTGACGAATGGCAGTGATGCCGTGCTGGTTGTAACCGTTGCCAAAAGGGGCAAGGCTACTGTAAAGATTGATTGCATTTAAAATAATTGAACTCTACATCCGTATAGAAGGGGGGTATACCAACCCTCTCGGGAGGCACCTTCCACGGCTCTAATTGTCACGATCAAAAACTCATAATATTAAAACCTACTCATAATAGGAATCCTTAAGGATTTTTTCATTATATCAGATTATTTAGATTTTATTCAAAATCTACAAAATAACCACTGATATATTCCAAAGATAATACTTCAAGATTTTCTTTTTGAATTACCCAATCACGAATTTCACTATAAACACTTTCGGCATCTTTAATTCTTTTTTCATCACATAAAGAATGCATACGGTCAATATGATTATTAATCACATCATTGCACATTTTCTTGACGTGAAGTTTCATTGAAGTAATCCTTCCTAAAGTATCTTGAAAGTATGTTTATATCCTATCACACGTTCAAAATTTTAGCAACATACCCCTTATGTTGTTCTATGTTACAAAAGACCAAAAGTATTTTCTATAAATAATTTTAACGGAAGAAAGTATTTTTATGGAATGGAAATATAACGAAGAAGATTTAATTGAAATCCCAAAAGAAATGGAAGGGTTTGTATATTTAATTACTAATCTCACGAATAATAAAAAGTATGTTGGTAAGAAACATTTTTGGACTCGTCAAAAAGATAGAAAAACTGGAAGAAGAAAAAAGAAAGAAAGTGATTGGAGACATTATTATGGCTCTTGTGATGGATTAAAGGAAGATATTAATTTAATTGGAAAAGAAAATTTCTTGAGAGAAATACTTTATCTATGTCCTCACAAAAAATCTATGTCTTATTTTGAAACTTATGAACAATTTAAAAGAAATGTGTTAATGACTGACGAATATTATAATACAAATATTGAAGGAAGATTTTTTGTAACCGAAAGAGCAGGGATATATGAAGTAGTATTAAAGAATGATAAATTTAGAGAATTGGCAAAAGATAGAATGATTGGAGAAAACAATCCAGCAAAAAGACCAGAAGTTAGAGAAAAATTAAGTGAGATGTTTTCTGGTGAAGGAAATCCTATGTATGGTTCAAAACTTACCGATGAACATAAAGAAAAATTATTTTCGTCAAGAAAAAAAGCAATAACAGATGGAATTAACACTTGGGATAGTGTAATTTCTTATATGAAAGAAAAAGATATTCATTGGAACAAGTATATAGAATTAATTGAAAAAAATAAAATATTTTATGTTGATGGGAATCCTATAAATTTAAAAACAATAAAAAATAAAATAAATCATAATTTAAAATTATGGGAATGTTTAATCACTGGATATATTTCTACTGCTTCTGGTCTTTCAATATACCAAAAAAATAGAAATATTGATATTTTACAAAGAAAAGAGTTTAAATAATTTATGATTCTAAAAAAATTCTATCAAATAAACAAATCCAAAATTCTCTTGAATATCTTCTGTCTCAAAAACTTTTCCTTGATATAACCAAGGGTTTTCATAACTCATCTGGGTCCCTAATAATATTCAAGTTATTTATAGATATAACTTATCTTCAACCCTAACAGAGTGATTATAGTCATAAAAAAAGCACCTGTCAAGAGGTGCTTGGTGTATTATAATAAAAGTGTTTTATCCTTCTATAATTTGGTTGAACCAACCTTCACTCATATTGTTGATAATTGCATTTGCATCTTCAACTGTTGATGCAAAATTATTTTCAAGAAGATATGATGCTACAAACTCATATGCTTCATATGACTCTCTATTGAGTTGCTTTTTCTCTCTAGGGGTCAGAACACCTCTTTGTGCTCCTCTTGCTGCCTGCTTTGCTTTTACGGCAGGGTCATTGGACTGGTGAGCATATCCGTGAAGACCAGGATTTGAAGAAGTTGTCTTACGGAAATCACCTCTCTGTGTTCTTGCAAATCTATCTCTTGCCGATCCACTACCTCTAAAAGTTTGCCTATCTGCTAATGCAGTTGCTCTATCAGCAGCCTCTCCTCCACCTGTTGATTTTGCAATCTTATTACGAATTTCGGTTTCATCATGACCTCTCTTAGCCATCGCAGTTGCTTCATCAATCTCAACTTCTTCATTATATGACTTATTTCTAACTGCTGCGATTGCTTCTGCCTTAGACATTCCAGATGCAATCATTCTTGCAATTCTTACATCTGCAAAGTCATTATCACCATCTTGGTCTTGGTCTTTTTTCTTTGCTTCGTAGATTGAAGCATAAGCACCTGCAATATCTCTAATTGTTTTTGCAGAAGGCCATTCGTAAGATTCTGGTTTCATTTGTATTGGTTTAGTCTTTGTATTATTTATAGGTTTTGGTTCAATTCCTTGAGAAGCACCTGCAATCTGTGAAGGTGTAGGTGCTGGTGCTGGTTTTACTGGTAATGCTTTAGCAGCCGCAGAACCTGCGGGTGCTCTATTCAAATTTTGTACTGTGTTTGCTCGTGCTAGATCTCTACCTATACTTCCCAAATCAGGGGTTGCAGAAGTTGGTCCAGTTGTAGGAAGATTGGTCTTCTGTGCTGCTTGAAGTGCCTTTTCTGAATTCTGTTTTGTACTAGTATTTTCTCCAGCAGATTTTTGTCTTGCTCTTTCTCCTTGTGCTGCTTTAAGTTCAGCAGAAGTTGGTGTTCTTCTTTCAAATGAAGTGTTTCCTAACTTTCCAATTGCTGGTGTTGGGGGTTTTGGTGCCGATGATGCAGAATTCCTTGCTGCATTTTGTGCGGCAACACTTGCATAACGGGACTTCTCTGTGGCAGTAAATGCTCTTGCTTTAAAATTAGCACCAACTCCTGTTCCTTCTACTCCGTCTTTCTTTGAAAGAACTGGAGCAGACGATGCTGGTCTTGGTGGAGGTGTTGAACCTGAACCTGCTGCTGGTCTTTGTGATTGTGCTGCTTTTGCTTTTTCTGCCTTATCTGCTGCTGCAATAGCAGCATTTTGTGCTCTTGATATTCTTACTTCTTGTTGTTTTTTATTCAAGTCAGCAGCAAGTTTCTGAGCTCTTAGTTGTTGCCTTTTGCCTGCTTGACTACTGGTCATCCATTCCCAATCGCTAGTCAAATTTGGATCGACTTTTCCCGTTGCTACAAATTTACCACCTCTACTTACTACCCCTAATCCAGCACGTTCATTTCTGTATTTAATTTGATCTGGTGTAAGTGGACCTTCATTCAACTGCTCCCCACTATAAACACCCAAATACAACTCATTCAAGGCGTCCAAATCTTTTCTATTCATCTTCTTAGGAGTAGTAAAAAGTACTTTTCTATACTTATTTATTCTTTTTATTTACTCGCAGATGGTGAAACCTTAGCATATACCATTCTTTTTCCAAATTCATTTGCTGTAGAGACTGGTGCTAAATCTTTTGCTGTTCTCAAACTCAAATCCATCTTAACTTCTTTATTAGTATCTCCTGCTCTTCCAAAATTACCAGTATCTTGAACTGAAGTTTTAACAACCTTTGTTGCTGTTCCCATAGGTTTTGTTGTGAGGTCCATTTTAGTACCAAAAGGTGTAGATGGAGTACCTTTCCACACTCCTTTTGGTACTTCCTTCTCTTTGTACTTATAAGGAACAGCAACTAATCTCTGATTATCATCAAATTTGTGCCCACTAGCAGTTTTTGGCCCTGGTGTATCTGCTTTACTATAAGAACTTACCTTTACTGGTTTCCATCCATATCTTTGTTGCTCCTCATCACTATGTGTTCTTTGAGTGAATTTACCAGTATCTTTATCCAAAACACCTGATTGATAATTCTTATAAGCTAAAACTTTATTGGAAGGTTTTGGTTTTGGGGTTTCACCAAACCCAAAAAGTTCTTGTATTTGGTATGCTTCGATACAAAACTGTTTAAATGTTTTCATAATCAATCAACAAACTGTTTCCAGTATTCATAAGAAGACATCTCTTCTCCCATACCTCTTCTTGCTTTTTTACGTGCTCTTTGTGTTTGTTTAGTAGATTTTGGAGCACCTGAGTTAGCTCTTATTCCTATATTAGTATCTCCTGGTTTATTTTCCTTACCAACTCTTTTTGGAACTATATCTCCAACTTTTCCTTTTCCTTTTGGTTTTCTTGTAGCAGGTCTTGATTGATATGCTACAACTTTAGCCTGGGGTGCAGCAGCACTTGCGGCAGCAGCCATAGCTCTTGTATTACCAAGGTGATCATCTGTTGTTATTTCTTTCCTATCACTTGGGTCTACAATTTTTGAAACTAATTTACCCTTTTTTTTAGGACCAGAAAGACCTTTATTTGGTCCTTTACTCATTCCACCAGTAAAATGAACATCTTTTCTTTTCAGACCTCTTATTCCAATTCTGTCCCTCAAATCCTTCGCAAATGATCCGGGGTCATCCATAGGAGTGCTAGGTTTATTACTTCCAAATGCAGATCCCCCACGAGCAGTAACAACAGATTTTTTTGCGGGTCTTCTTGGACTATCTCCCATTCCAGCTACTTTTGTTTTTTTAGTAGTTTTTTTGAATTTATCTGTATCTCTAAATTCATCAAATCCATATTCATGTTTGGGTTCAAGTGGGGTATGGGCAAATTCACTGGGGGTCATTGCTTTAACGTGTTTATAGGAACCTGAGTCCTTTTTGTGTAAATCAATTTTAGCAGCATCTGGATGTCTTTGGTCTGCGACATTATCATCCACATCATGTATAACGTGTGTTTTGCTAACTTTGGGAACAGGTTTTCCTTCTTTATTATATCCTTTCTTTCCAGCATTTTTTGCTCTTCTTTCAGTTCTTGAACGTTTTGCTTCTTCAATATACTCTTCAAGAATAACTGCTACAAATTCACTACTCATATGTTCGAACATATTTTCAGCAGTTTCATAACTCTCTGCATAATCTGCAGCAACCAAAGTTTCAATTACATAGTTGTAAATATTTTCTGTTTCTTCTCTTTGTGCCGCATAATAAGCACCAAGTGCTCTCTTAATTCTTTGCTTTTTGCTATCACCCTTGAAAGTTTTGCTTTTTGAATGAACGAAATCACTGATTGTCGCACCAGCATCAGCACCCACATCAATCTTTTCATCAAGTTCAAACTCTTCGTTTCTATCTGCTTTTTGTTTTTTTCTAGTTTCAGCAGCACTAACTACACTCATTTTGTTAAATTTTCTGGTTGCTTCCATTTCAGAATCACTGACTGGAGAAGAATCCCCTTTGTCTCTAGCATATAGAGAACCTTTTTTTACTTTTTCTTTTTTTGCTTCTACTTTTTCAAAAGGAAATGGACGTTTTTCTTCATCAAGTTCAGTTTCTTCTTTCTTTACTGACGCAACAAAACTTGGAAGTTGTGGTCCTGCTTTCTTTGCTCTTGCTGCTCTTCTACGAGCAATTTCTTTATCTGCTTTACTTGCAAATTCTGGTTGTCCCGCAACGTCTGGATGTTCTGCTGCAACACCCTCACTGTAAATTCTTTTGAACTTAGAAATTCCAGACATATGAATAAGTAATACTTTTTTTTATTTATAAAAAAAAGAGGGGTCGTAACCCCTCATATTACATTTAATCCTGGTTTTAATACTTCATATTCTCCATTGTTAAAAATAACACCAGAATAATAGTCTTTACCATTGAACTCACAAAACATATTATATTCTCTACTATCTTCAAATGGTGTTATATCTATTAAGTTTCCATAAGTATTTTTCCAGATGCTATGGTATATCGCACATCCATAATTCTCATCATCAATATCTGTAATTAGATAATATCCACTTATTCTTTCCCCCCCATAAGTATTTACATACTTATTTACATTATTGTGGCAGTTTGCATCAGAACATAGAGGTTTAACTACCACAGGAACTTTCAATAGAATAGAAGAAAAACTACAATACTCTTGAAGTTTTATTACACACTCATCTTCTGGTAGTGATATTCTAAATTTTCTCTTCAATACTCCACCCATTTCTTCTTGGACCTCTTCTATCATACTTAATTGCGGCACTCATAGTAGCATATGAGATATTTTGAGATTTACAAAACTCCTTTAATCCACCAACAATAACATATTCTTTATTTTCTGGAGATGTGAGTTTCCAAATTTTTGCAGATGGTGGTTTAAAACCTGCAGCATATCTTTCCTTTGCCTTTTCACTTATTTTTCTTTTTCTTTCTTCACTACAAGGAATACCATAACTTGGATTATTCTCTCCCGCAACCTTTTTACTTATTTTCCTTTTTGTTTCTTCACTATGTTTTTTAGGTCCATATCCACCAACAGAAAGTTGCAAATTTCTTCTTTTTTCTATTTGGTCTTCCCACTTATCACCATATATTTCTTGGTATGTTTTTCCTCTATGATTTGGTGGTCTTGAGCTTTCACAAATATTTGTTAATATTCCACCCTCATCATATCGTATTCTTCCATATTTTTGTATTAATGATTCTTCATAAAAATAAGCATCATTTTCATTTTCAAAATATTCAACTATTTTGACTTCTGGTTCATACCCCTCCTTTCTTATTTTTTGTATTTTATTAAATTTTCTTTCATTATCACTTTTTGCTCTTGTTTTTTCGGACAAATGAAAATAAACCCGATCATCTTTTCCCTTTCCAACATAAAAAGGCAGATTGACTCTTGGGTCTATTAATTCATAAACATAATACATAAACAAGAAACTGAACTCTAATACTATTTATATAATATTATATTTCAGTTTCTTGTATTAGTCAAAGTTGAAATCCAGCAAATGTGTTTGCAGCAACATCTTGTTTAATTCCACCAACAATATAAGACTGCACCTGCGTTTGTTGTGGGCTGACTTGAAGTCCTTTGGAACTAATCCAATGCTCTGTCCAAGGAAGAGGATTGTTCTTAGCAGAAATATCATAAAGTGGTTTAATACCAATAGATTTCATTCGACGATTAGCAATCCACTCAACATAACTCCAAAGGAGTTTGTCGTTCAATCCAATCATTGAACCATCTTTAAACAAATACTCTGCCCACCTTTTCTCCTCATTTACACAATTATCAAAAGCACTTCTTACCCATTCCTCTTCTTCTTTAGAAATTTGTTGCATTTCTGCATCATCTCCTTCACGCCACTTATTGAGGATGTTTTGAGTAATGACAAGGTGCTGATTTTCGTCTCTTGCGATGAGAGAGATAATTTTAGCGGATCCTTCCATAAGTTTGAGTTCACCAAACGCAAAGCTGCAAGCGAACGAAACGTAAAACCTGATACCTTCGAGAATATTGACATTTGCGACTGCACGATAGAGTTTTCTTTTGAGTTCAATACGTTCATCTTTCGCATATCCAGCACCTTCTTGTGCGTGAACCCAAAGATTTGAGTTTCCATAAAGTTGTGCGGAATTAATAAAGTCATCATAAGCACCAGTAACTGATGATGCTCTTTCTAAAATCTTTTCATTATTTAAAATGGAATCAAAAACTTCTGTTGGATCAGAATAAACATTCTTAATAATGTATGTATAGGAACGACTATGGATCATCTCCATAAACTCCCAAACCTTCATACAGGCTTCCAATTCTGGAAGTGAACAGTAAGGTGCAAATGCCATCCCTGGACCACGACCTTGAACTGAATCCAAAAGAATTTGATACTTCAAATTAGAAGTAAAGATGTGCTTTTGTTCTGGACGAAGAGTTTGATAATCCGAACGATCTTTCTGCAAAGAAACTTCTTCAGGTCTCCAGAAATATCCTAACTGTTGTTGAGTTAATTTATCAAAGACAGGATACTTATAAGAATCATATCTTTGAACTCCAAGAGGAGCACCAAAAAACATAGGTTGCTTTTTGGCATCTACCTCTTGAGTATTAAATACGGTCATTCCTTCAATCATTTTTTCTTTCTCTGCAGTGATTCTAAATTTTACAGGATTCACAGTCGTCTTCCCCCCCTTCTAAAAGTTCTTTAACCAAATCGTCAATATTAGTTTTTTCCTCCTTAATTTCGTCGGTCTTATTGTCATATGTATTTTGATAATATGCCGTCTTATGCCCAAGTTTAAAACAAGTAAGCATATCTTGTGCCATTACGCTAACAGGAACTTCATTATTGGTATAATTTTCTGGATTATACGACCAGTTTCCAGAAATTGCTTGATCGAAGAATTTCTGCATAACTGCAACAATATTAATATAACCACGATTGCTAGGCATATCCCAAAGCAACGTATAGTTGTTTTTAAGATGTTGATATTGTGGAACAATTTGTTTGAGAGGACCTTTTTTAGATTTCTTAATTGATAAAAATCCACGAGGTGGTTCGATGCCGTTTGTGGCATTGGAGACGACAGAACTGGATTCAGATGGCATCTGTGCCGTAAGAGTGGAGTGCCTGAGACCAAACTCTTTGATTGATTGCCTTAACGCTTCCCAATCGTGCTGAAGAGCAACAGAAGAAACTTCATCCACATCTTTCTTGTAAGTATCAATTGGAAGAATACCTTGCGAATACTTAGTGCGATTAAAATATTCACAGGCACCCTTTTCTTTAGCAACTTCATTTGATGCTTTTAGAAGGAAATATTGGAACGATTCAGACAATTGATGAACCGCATCCCAAGCTTCTTGAGTATCGTAATTAAAACCAAGTTTAGCAAGATAGTGTGCCAAACCAATGTACCCAACACCCAAAGATCTACGTGCTTTGGTTCCAATCTCTGCAGCAACTACAGGATAGTTTTGATAATCAATCAATTCTTCCAAACCACGAACAGAAAGATTACAAAGATCTTCAAATTCATCATCAGACTTTACTTTGCCAACATTAACAGCAGAAAGAATACAAAGTGCAATCTCCCCATTGGGATCATCAATGTGTTGAAGTGGTTTTGTTGGAAGAGTAATTTCCTGGCAATTATGGACTAGAATATCATTTGCGAAGAAATTATGAGTTCCTTCTACTGTAATATCATAAACTGGGATTTCTTCTTCAAGATATTCAATCTTTAGCATTTTTTTCTCCTATTTTGTTCTAAAAGTTGTTTAGCAAGTTTTCTTTGAGTTTCGTCTCTATAATAAGGATTATACACCAATCCAGTTTGTTCTTCAATAGATTTATAAAAGTTTTGATGGTTTCCGTCAAATCTATTTTTGGAGAAATGTTTTGGAAACTTAATATTTAATTCACTAAGAGCAAACTCAACTATTCTTTTCCTTCCACCAATAAATCCATATTTTTTAGCAAACTTTACACCTACTTCTATGAGTTCCTCATCAGTGTATCCAGAATAGTTTGGATTATTGTAACCAATAGTTCTTATGGAAATACCATTTCTCCACTCTTCCTGAACCTCCTGTGAGCATCTTGGAAGCATCCATCCACCAGTTCCCCCCGAAGTAGCATTATAACCTTTAGTATCACTTTCAAAGAGTTTAATGAAGTGAGTTTCCTTTTCATTAATAAAGTTTTCATCTTCAGTTTGGTAAGTTTCAATCACAGATAAGTCCCAACAATCTTCCCCATATTTTCTAATAGCAGAATGAAATCTAAATTTAGAACCATTTCTTGCTGATGATAAATGACGATTCCAACGATGCTCTAATGGATATTCAGATTTTCCTATATAAGACTTTCCGTTTTTCTTATTCGTAATTTTATATACAATATAGGTTTTCATAATAGGAAGTGTAATCTCATAACTATTTATAAAATGTAGAAATTACACTCCCTATCCTATTAGTTAATTACCAACTCATCGGTTTCGGTTAGGTCTTTTGCCACTACATATCCACGATTTTTTGTGAATACTTGATGCTCTGGTGTAACTACAATACTCTTACCACTTTCTTCATCAGTAATTTTCATTACCTTTGCTTTTGGTGATGTTTCGGCAAATGCTGTAATAGGTGCCCATTCTTGTTGATTAGTTTCTATATTATAAGAAAGAACTTCTATTTGAGGAACATCATCACAAAGACATGCAATTATAGCTATCCTATCAGAAAGGTAAATTTCTAAATCTTCAATATGAATTTCAATCTCACAAACTCTCCAATCAGATACTTCACCAATATCATTATAAATGGGTTCTGGATATCTAATTTTGATTTTAGTATCACCAGAAACACAAAGATTACTCATCTCAACCTTATCCATAAAGGATGAGTGAGAATTGCAATGGTCGATATTCATAATGTAAATACGACCAGTTTCAGCACGTTCTTTCAGGAGGTCCAGAAAGAGTTCTTGAGCTCCGATAGTCTTTCTAGGAATAGACTCATCTCGTTCGTAACGTACATATAACTCGTCAAAAGCATCAGTTCCAAAAGCATCATACAGACCAGGAACTGCGTGTGGGGAGAAGAGAGAGACCTCTTCATTCTTGATGAATCGTTCATAGAACAGTTTAGAGATTTGGATAGAGTAGTCTAACTTACGAACACGGTTGTCTTCGGTTCCTTTGTTATTTTTTAGTACTAGGATATCTTCGATTTCTTGGTGCCAGATTGGGAAGTGGACAGTTGCTGATCCACCTCTGATGCCATTTTGAGTGCAGCATCGGACAGTTGCTTCAAACTTCTTGAGGAATGGGACAACACCTGTGTGCTGAACTTCTCCACCTCTGATTTTAGCGTTGATGCCACGGATTCTACCTGCGTTGATGCCGATTCCCGCCCTTTGTGCAACATACCTGCCGATAGCCATATCAGAACTAAAGATGCTATCGAGGGTGTCATCAACATCAACAAGAACACAGCTAGCAAATTGTCGAAGTGGAGTTCGCACTCCTGCCATGATAGGTGTGGGAATGTTGATTTTGTGTTTGGAGATTGCGTCGTAGTATCGTTTGACATAAGAAATTCTAGTTTCTTTTGGATATCTAGCAAAAATAGTCGCAGAAATCATCATATACATGAACTGTGGAGTTTCATATACTTGCCCAGCACTACGGTCTTGAACAAGATACTTATCAACTACTTGACGAAGACCAGCATAAGTAAATAGATAATCACGGTTATGATTAATATAACCACCAAGACGATTAAGTTCTTCCTCTGTATAGTTAGTCAAGATTTCTGAATCATATACTCCAGCAAAAACACATTTCTTAATATGATCTACAAAAGTAGGATGATCTTGAACTCTTCCATACAAAGATTTTCTCACCGAAAACAGAAGTAGTCTTGCTGCAACAAATTGATAATTTGGATTTTCCAAATCAATCAAATCAGATGCAGAACGAATTAAAATTTCCTGAATTTCTGCTGTTGTAATTCCATCATAGAATTGAATACCAGATTGCATCTCGACCTGTGATGCAGAAACACCAGAGAGGTCCCTACATGCCTCCTCAACCATTAAGTGAAGTTTATTGAGATCAAGAGGTTCATTATCACCACTTCTCTTAATTACCTTTGTACCGTTGCTCATACTCGTTTCCATCCAATAAGTTTTGCTTTTGCTTCTAATCCCATATAAGTATTTTCCTTGATGATTTTTGGGGCATCAATTCCTGAAAGGATCATATCATTAATATCCTTTTCTTTCAAGTCATTCGGCCAAATGACGATTGGAAATCGCATTTGTATTGCTTTTTCCATTCTATCTACGATCTGTTTATTTCGTTTTTCATTGTCATACACCATTACAAATTCTGTTGCAAAGTTGGATATGAAAAACATTTTATCGATGTCTGCACCAACCATAGCAATTGAATTATCCAAAAACATACTATCAATTGGTCCTTCAACAACATAAACAATTTTGTCGTAGTCTGGTTTATCCAAATTGTAAATTTTTGGATGTGTATCATCAAGAATAATTGTAATGTATTTCACCTTTGATTTTTTATTTAAACTACGACCTTGAAATCCAAATATTTCTCCTTTATTGATTAAAGGAATAATAATTCGTGGTTCGTCCCGTTCTACTTTATCAAAGGTGTGTTTTTGCGTGTTGGTCCATTCTTTAAACTTTTCACAGAAATACAATTCACACAGATAGTTGTTAGGTATTTTTCTATCTTCTAAGTATTTTCTTGCAGAATGTTCTTTATTTAGTTCTGCGATGGTAGGCAGGTCAAATGCCTTTTTTGAAAAATTTGGTTTCTCAAACTTAAACTCTGGGTTCTTTGTTTGAGACCTTTTTCCAGTAGTTCCTTCTTTATATCTTTCCATCACATACTGGTCGTAAAGAACAACATCTAAATCTTTGAGAAAGTTTGTAAATGTTCTAGAAGTTCCACAATTATGACACTTAAAATTATGGTCGTTCTTTAATTGGTAAATATATCCTCTTGCCTTACTCTTTGTCCTTTGACTGTCACCGCAGTAAGGGCACCGAAAGTTATAAAGACCTTCTTTTTTCTTAGCAAACTTATCCAGTCGGGAAGATACCAGCCCGATGTATTTGGAATCAACAAAACTCATTACAAAAAAGAATATTACTTCGTTCTCTCTATGCTACTTGAATTATGATGTGTTGTCAAGAGATTTAATGCGGGTGGGGCAAATTTAATGAAGATGGCAAGTACTGCTAAACCACCCAGTACTTGCCATCTAAATTTTGAAATACTTTCTACCTTTTCTTCTACTTTCCCTATTCTTTCACCCAACTTTTCACTTATTTGTTCGTGTTGTTCTTTTGATGATACTTTAATATCTTCAATCATCTTTACAATAATATTGTCTGTTCTATTGCACTGCTCAATCTTTTCATTATGAATGGCAAGCATTTGACTGATATTTTGACTCGTTTCTCCTATCTTCTGAATCGCAGTGTCAATGCGTTCCATCATCTGCTCGTAAACATTAATACGTTCTTCAAGTACTGCTATTTTTGTTTCTGTAGATGATGGTGGAAACATTTTACTAATTATTGTGGTGGGTTTCGTTTTTGCATCCAGTTCTTACGAGAACCTTTACCTAAAAATATATTTTTTTTATTTTTCTTAAAAACAGGTGGATTATCTGGTGGAAGTCCTGCTATATTTATTTGACCTGGTGGGTTTGTGGAATTTGTAGGAACAGCAGATGCTGACATTCCATCTTCAATAATATAATGTCTTACAATTGAAATAATTTTGTCTAGGGTAGATTCTTTCATTAGATTAAATTAAGTTGTTCTAAACAGTCTACATCAATTGGAATATTGTGAATTTTAGTTTTTGGAACTTCTGGCAACCTTCCAAGATAAACTATAAAAGTTTTAACAACAGTCCAAAATTCACTATCTATTTTATAAAACAATAAAGGTGTTGCTGCATCACCAAAAACATTATAAAGAATAATAAAATGATTAATCAAAAGGTGAGCATTTAGCTCACCAGTTGTTTTATGTCTCTTCAATAATCTCTTTATCCACTTGAACCTTTTTAGGTCCTCATAAAAATCATCTTTAGTTACAGATTGTGGATTATCATAATATTTAATAGCAAATAATAGATAATTATCCTCATTCAATTCATCAAATCTCATATCATGCTTTAATCGTTAAAGTAGTTGTCCCAATACCGACACCAGAAGTAGTTCCTGCACCAGCAATATTTTTAACTAATCCATTAATAACTTTATCTACTGCTGCACCACCAGAGAAATCGGTAATTGTTCCAACTACTCCATTTCCAGTAGCAATTCTTAAAACAGTTCCAATTCCAGTTGAAGGTGCAGTAAATGCAAAAGCAACTCTATTGGTTATTTGTCCGTTAAAAGTAATTACAGTTTGCCCTACTCCAGGAATATTGAGTGAAACTGGAGCCCCTGCAGAAGCAGCAGTAGCAACAATATTTGAACCAGTAGATGGAGTAATGAGAACAGTTGCACCAGCAGAACAATAAACTGCTTCGTTCCAAACTATGTGAACGTATCCAGTAGTCCCAGTTGCAATTCCAGTTGTTCCACCAGCACCAATACTAATTGGAGATGCAAGGTTTGGATCCTCAAAGAAAACGGCAATTGGAGTAGCAGTCCCGAGACCAACTGTACTTGTGCCAGAACCAGTGGTATTCAATCCAGAAACTTGTACGATCAACTCGTCATAATAACTTGTAGAAAGACCAGAATGCATTCTGGTTCCATAATGCCTATAAGTCCATCCAGCATTTGTTGCAAAGCAATTATAAGGACTTCTGTTCTTGTCAGTTGCTTCAAATTGAGAATTAATTGCAGAATACTCACCAAAGTATTTGGGAATTGCATAATTATTTGCTGCAGTCTCTGCGTTTGTTGAAATACCCCAAAGTGCCATGTGATTTCTCGTTAATTTTTTTCCTAAACTTATTTATAAAAATATGGGAGTATCAAACTCCCCTAATATTCATTTATTATATTTATCAGCAGTTCCATTTTCTTAATGAAAGTGCCTTTCTTGTTGGTCTTCCCTTTTCATCCTTCATAGGACCAGGCATCCCACCCATACGAGCACAGAAAGACTTTCTACGTTTTGCTGATTTACTATCAGGGTCAAGTTTTGATGGTGGAGTTGTAACTGGTGGTTTTAGATTATGTCCTTGTGCTTTAGCAGATGCTCTACCTTTAGCATTTAGACCACCTTCAGGATTCTTTCCTTCCTCACGTTGCCAAGCAGCAGTTTTTGCTTCACCAATAATTCCAGAATTTAATTGAAAGTTCTTTTTCTTCTTTACGTCCACTGCTTTTTTGATAATCATCATCGCAAGAACTTTTTTTCCATCATCCTCACATCCACATTCTTCTGAAACAGGTTCAGTTTCACCAGACATATAATCAGCAACACTATCAATATAATCTGCTGCTTTTGAGATTTTGGATTGAACCCAAGCAGGAAGTTGTTGATTTGGAGATTTTATCTTTTTACGAAGAGTTTTAACTGCTCTTTCCATCGTAGCAAGTTCATTATGAACCATTCCACCTTCCTGGTCCTTCTCCTCTTTCATGGTTGGATTGATTTCAATTTTATTTTTACCACGCATCACATCAATAATTTTTTTCTTTTCTGTTTTATCAGTTTTATTAGTCTCATCTTCAACTTCAAAAAGCAATCCCTGCTCAATAAGAAATTCATCTCTCCAATTGGAATATTTTTCTTTAATGTTTGATGTATTTCCTTTGTATGGTCTTTTTACTTTATTTGCTTTATCAATTCTTCTGCTAAGAGCATTTTCCCCACCTCGTCCAATAGTAGAAAATTTTCCAGATATAGTTTTACCAGCAAGTGCAATTGATCTAGCTTGATTTCCAACAGGAAATCCATATATGGTTGGTGCTTTATGTGCAACACGTTTTGTTGGTTTTGCTTCTTGACCCTTTGGTCCAGCAGGAGGTTTTGGTCCATTTGGTCCAGAAGGAGGAGTTGGACTACCACCAGAAGGAGGAGTTTGCCCTCCACTGGGAGGTCTACCACCTAAAAGTCCACTTTTTCTTGGTTTCTTCTTTGGTATTTTACTTTCTACATCATTTTTTTCTGCCTCTGCTGCTGCTTTTTTTGCTTTATGTTTTGCTACAGCGTAACCAATCCCTGCTTTCGCAATTCCACCAGCAAGAGATGAAACATTTCCAACTACCTTTGTATAAGCAGTCGCATCACTATCTCTCTGTGAAATTGATTGTGTTTTAATATCAGAAAGAGCAGCACTTGCAGCTTGTCTGGGTTTATTTTTAATATCTTCTAATTCTTTATTTTTCCTTGCTTCAGCATTTTTTCTAGCTTGGTCGATAGAGAATTTAAGTTGTTCACCTTTTCTCTTCTCCCTTTTTTTTGCTAACTTATAGTATTTATTTTTTGATTTTTGTGCTTGTGCTTGTTTTTCCTTTTTATTTTTTGTTTGTTCGTCTTTCAATGCTGCTTCACCTGCTTTTCTAATTTCAGCAGCAGTCATATTTTTTTTATCTTTTGCTTCAGTGATAATTTCCTTCCAAGGTCTCATTTTACTTAGATACTTTTTTCCTACTGGTATTTATATTTTTCTTCATTGTTGGTTTTATTTTAACATCAGTATAAGAATTTACTGGTTGTCCTGGTGTCATCTTTTGTGTATGTGCTCTGTATTCACAAGTCCCAACCTCATAAACTTCACGAACATCTTTCAACCAACTCTTAAACATCACACCTTCTTTCGTTACGCAAATTAAATGATTTGCTCCTCTACGAAGAATTCTTCCAACTAATCCACTATTTAAATTTTCTACCAAAGCACCAACATCAAATAAACCATTCTTTTTATAATTCCATCTCATTCCCTCATAATCCAATTCCGGAGCAATCTTCCAGATTTCAGTATCTTCACTCACTTTCATTGAACGAGAAACAGTATTAAACATTTCCTGTTTCTCTGCGGTATCCATATTTGCTGGAAGTCCAGTAGCAAATCTTTCATAATCTCCTGTTGCTGCTGCTGTTCTCATCATCGCAGAAGAACCAGGACTTTCAACATCACTATCAGGGTCTTTTATTCCAGATGGGACTACCTCAATATTATTGAACTGATATTGCTGTCCGTCTCCTTTATGAACTAAACTTTGGAATTCACCAAGTCTATCTTGTCCCGTTATGATTACAACATCAGTATATCCATCATCATACACAGAACCCAAAACATCAAAAATAGTTTTTGCATTATCACTATCTACAATATACTCCGCATACTCTGGGAACATCGATTGCATATAAGAAATCTTCAATCCTGGATTGAGTGGATTTGTTGCTCCATCTTCAATACGACTTGGATAAACTCTAAACTCAAATCTTCTTCGAGTTGCCTGAGAATATCCTGCTTTCAATAATGCTCCGTGATTTTTGGATGGTGGATTGAATCTTCCAATTACAATAGCAACACCATTCACTTGCTCTGGTTCTGCTTGCTGCTGCTGTGCTACTTGTTGTGGTGCTTTCTGTTTCTGTTTTACTGTTGCCTTCTTCTTTTCTCCTTGTTGCTGTTGTTCGTCAGCACCACCTTGACCGAAATATTTTAACTTTCCACCTACAGTTTTTGCTACAAAATTTCCTTGAGTATCATACCAATCACCATGACCGTTTCCTTTAAGTCCGCGGTTCTTTGCTTCAGTAGACGCAAGTGTTTCTACTGCTTCTTTAATAAATCTAGCAAAACTTTTCATTTATATGGTATTTTTAGTTATTTATTCACTAGAAACTGTCACGAAGTAATCTCAAATCATTAGCATCATCTAATGAAAAATTACTTCTCGCAACACCTTCACTTTTTAATGTTAATGTTGGTCTAAATGTTCCATTACTATTACTTGTTTTACCTCTAACAACTAAACTAGCAGATGATGGAGCAAATCTTGGTATATCAATTGGAAGTTTTGAATTTAAACCCATTCTATCATTACCAAGAATATAAAATCCTTCATTTTTTATCTGTATATAATTTATACCCTTACTATTATAATAAGATATAATTTTAGAAACAATATCTGGTCCAGATGCTATTGTTGTTTGTGGAAATGGATTTGCTTTTCCAGTTTTTTCAATTAAAAGTTTTTCATAATATAAAACTTTACCAAGACTATTATTATTGATAATATCTCGCAAATCAGTAGCAGTCAATTCATTATTTGGTAGTCCCCAAGTTTGTTGTATTTTTCTATCTACATCATATTGCGAATAAAGATAATTATACAAACTAACTATTGATTGTGGTTCTGTTCCATCAAATTTTGCGACCCAAGAAGTTCCATTAAATGTGATTGCCTTTTGCCCAAAGTCAGCCTGTGTGGTTGTTTTTGCTTCAACTAAAAGTGTCTGTCCTGGATTGTTAACAGAAGGTATAGTTAAGTCTGGACCACTTCCAAATCCAGCATTTTTTGGAATATTTTTAAAAACTGATTTTAATTTATTTCTAAGAGTAATCTCATATTGTTTTCCTGCTAGTGCTGGATTAGACATAAAAAATCCCCCCCTTTCTTGTATTTAGAAAGAGAGAGTTAAAATTTATTCTTTTACTTGTTCTTCGATCTTCTCATCAAGAAGACCAATTACTTCTCGAATTTTATTAATCCTTTCCGTTGGAAACTCATAACTATATCCTTTTTGTGCGTCAAAAAGAACTTGCCTCACAGTTGCCGCAGAAATCAAATCAATTTTAATACTTACGTTTTTGCTCATCAAATGTCTCCCTCTTCACGATTTTCACTATAATATGCGTCAAAAAATCCATCTGGATAACGCTTCATCAGTTTATCAATATTTGTTTGAACCACTTCATCAAAGGAAACATCAAGAGCAATACAAGCCTGAGCAACATACCATAAAGTATCACCAAGTTCCTTAATTAAGTGCGTGCGAGTCTCATCATTCCAAGACTTACCTTGAAAAATAAGTTTCTTTACAATTTCAAGGAATTCACCACCTTCAGCATTAATTCCAACACCAGCAGTTAGGAGTCTTTCGATATTTGCACCCTTTTCATCCAGCTGAACCATACGGTCAGAAAGAGCAAGAAAATCTTTAGATGCATCACTTGTAACAGCATCTACAAAGTTTTGATATTTGCCAAAATCAATTCGTTGAGTCATAGTATTTAAAATTTAAATCCTGAAAATTTACTTTTTTTATCTTCTTCATAAGTATACTCTTCTTCTTGTCCTGAGTCAAGTTTTTTTATGCTCCATCCTTTATAAGTTTTTCTTTCCCCTTTTAAAATTCTAGTAAAATAACTTTGAGAAAAATTATTTTCCCTACAAAATTTTGCTAAATTTTTTATTATCAATACCATTCCATTTTTATTTTCCAGTTCATATGTATTTTTACAATGAGACTTTGAAATTTTTTCTTTACAACTTTCAGTCAAGTTTCTTCCAGTTTTATATACAATCATTTTATCAACTGTTTCTTTTGAAAGAACTTTTCCTTTATGTGCTTTGCTTAATTTTTGTTTATGTTCTTCACTTAAAGTTTTACCAAGAAGTTTTTGCCTTCTTTTTTCTATGGAACTTTGTGATTGTTTAAATCCTCTAGAACACTTACCACCTTCTTTGATATTAAATCCATTATTTACAGTATCATAATATTGAATCCAATATTTTTCCCTTTCATCTAATAGATTTATATTTTCAACTTCTTCAAGTATACCATAAACAAAATTATATTTACTATATTTTTGTATTGCTCTACTAATTTTAGTTTCATTAATTGTTCTAAAATGACGAAGAATTCTTCTCTGTAATTTTTCTACAGTTTGTCCTATGTATTTTTTACCAGTAGTTAAATTATGAATACAGTAAATAATTCCCATTAGAATTTAAATCCAGAAAATTTATTAGTTTTTGATTCACTATTTCTTTCTGGTGATTCGTATTCCTCATCTTTTCCAGAATTAATAATATCTTTTTGTGCAGATTGTTCGCAATCATAGAGACGCATTTTTTCTCTATCAACACCAACAACAAACCTCTTATATTTATCAGTTGAAGAATAACGGTTCTTCAATTGTTTCACCATAATCTGTCCCAACCCCTCCAACTCTTCTGTGCTAATAAGGGCAAACATAAGGTCAGCAGTAGCAGGAAGACCAAAGGATTCACTAGTATCAGTAAGGTCAGGATCGGAGCTAGAAAAACCACTACGAGTAGTCTGGGTAGCGGAAACAATTGGAACATTTGCTTCAACTGCAAGACCACGAAGTTCTTCCGCAATTGCTTTGACATAAGAGTAAGAATTGACTGAAAAATTACTCTTATATCTTGAGGACCCACAAATATTAAGGTAGTCAATGAAAATAATATCAGGTTTAAATGATTTCTTAAGAGAGAGTTCATTAAGAAGTGCTCTAAAATGACCTGCGTGTGCCGAAGCAGTTGGATACTCTTTGATAATCAGAGTTCCTTGTGTTTTCTTCGCAATATTATTTACTTTCGTATCAAACATTACTTTTGGCAATGTTTCAATATCTTTGATATTAACATTTAAGAGATTTGCGTCAATTCGTTCAGCAATTTTCTCCTCTGCCATTTCAAGCGTAATGTACAATACGTTCCGTCCTTGGAGCAACACGGAGCTAGCCACATGGCACATAAACAAGGATTTACCTACACCTGTATTGTGAGAAGAAACACCATTAGTATAATACCTATGATTTGGATGATTTACATTAATATCAACAATAGGTATTTGATTTCCTGTCTTAAAGACACTTCCAAGTTTATAACCATTTTTAGTTATAAAATGATTTGTCTTATATTTTTCATAAAGGTGTGATGCTTTCATCCACCCAAAAGATGTTTCAAATAAATGGTCAGCATTACATCTCACAGGTTCTCCATCATCAACCTTTAAAACATATTCATCATACATTCCTTTGTTAATGAAGAAATTGACTGGAACATATCCATCAGGCGAATCAACTTCTACCTCATATCCATTATCAAGTAATGTTTTGATTTCAGCAATTGTTGTTTCTTTTTCAATCCACATTTTATATAAATAATAGTATTAGCAGTAGCAGGGACAGGGAATGTTTGATCGTATCTATTCTAACCTATGTGAAGGTAATAAGTCAAGAAGAGAAAACTATAAAAAATATTCAGGACTACACGAACACCATATTGTTCCTAAACATATGGGAGGAACAGATGATGATTGCAACCTTACATACTTGAATGTTAGAGAACATATCATAGCACATTATTTACTTTGGAAGATTTACAAAAATCCAAATGATTTAAGATCTATGAAAATGTTGGGAGCAAACTTATCACCTCAACACAGAAAAATAATAGGAGAGTTTTGTAGAGATAATCAACTTGGTTTCTTTTCAACACCAGTAGAAGAAAGAAAAGAATGGATGATTAGAGGAATAGAAACTCAAAAACAAGAATATTTAAATGATAAAGTTAAAAATTTTTATTATTGGAGCACAGAAGAAGGCAGAAAGGAAAGAGCATCTCTTGGAGGCAAGAAGAGAGCATCAAAAGAATTTAATTACTGGGCATCCAATCAAGGAAGACAAGAAAGAGCATCTCTTGGAGGAAAAGCACACAAAGGTAAGAAGGTAATGCACTTACCAGGAACAAAAGGATGGAAAAGAATACTTCCAGAAGATGTTGATATGAAGTCAAACGAGGGTTGGAAATTTGGAACTGGAGAACCAGCACCAAATTCTAAAGTTAAAAAATAATAGTTAAAATTGATATGAATAAAAAACCACTCAATAAGTGAGTGGTTGAAAAAGATTTTATGATTTTATCAAATCATCTTTTATTCCTGTTATAAGTTGCTCTTACGGCATCAAAAGATACTCTATCCTTTTCCTTCTCATCATCAGGAAGTTGGGAGTATGGAGTATCTGCAAGTTTTGCTCTTTTTGCTTTCTTTTCTGGTGTTTGGTCTGTGCTTGTTCTCGCAGTTTTTGCCCATCCCTGATGAACTGCATCAGCACCTGCTTCTCTTGAAGTGCCACTTCCACTTCTTAATCCTCTTCTAATCGCACGAAGAGCAGCAGCAGCAGAGGAACGATTTGCTGCCCTACCAAAAGAACGCTTATCACCAGATGCTCTACCATATCCATATCTTGAATCTAATGCTGCATCAGATGCTTTTTCATATTCACTATCTTCTTTCTCCATAATATCATCTCTCCAATCTTCACTCATATTCACCATAATTGCTTCTGCTGCTTCTGGGGTTTCGGCATATCCTTCATCAAGTAAGTGTGAGAGGATGATGTCGTAAATGTCTTCCGTTATACCCATTCTTTTCCTTGCTCTTTCCTTTTCTTGCTTACTTGCGGCACGAACTCCTGATAATACTTGTCTGTCGTATTTGCGCTTACTTTTTGGTAATCTCTGTGGTCCTCTTACATAAGTAACACCACCAAGAGTTCCTTGACTACTTCTGCTTTGTGATAATTCTGGAGTTATTAAAGGTCGTCCGTGTCTCTGATTATACTGAAATCTTCCTCCTTCGGCACCTTCAACAACTTCCATATATGCTTCTTGAAGGGCACGAATTTCTTGTGAGTTCATCTTTTTTTTTATTTTATAATTTTATTTATAGTTTTAACTTCCTAAACCTAATTTTAACTTTGGTTTCTGGATGAACACAACCAGCAAGTGCGATATTAAGAGTTTTGTTAGGAAGACCCCCTTTGGTAATTTTGTTAAAATATTCCAAATCAAATGGGATTTTGTCTTCTTTTCTGTGATAAGAGTCATATCGTTCTTGGTAATCTTTTAGGTAATCGTGTCCAATGTGGCTATCAAATCCAATAGCAAGTGCTTCTTGTAAAATTGTTGGAATGGAATCTCTAGATTTCTTTTCATCTTGCCCGTCAGCAATTTTAATACTTTCCATAAGAGCAAGATAAATTGCTCGATCTTTACACCACTTTTCAGTAGTATCTATCAACCACTGTTTATCTGCTGGTGCATCATCAAGTTTAGAAATATAATCACAAATAATTTTGTAAGTATCTTCTGTAATATCAGTTCTTTTTTCTGTTTCAATCAAAAGAACTTCTTTTGTTGCTAGTTGTTCATAGGCAACAATGAATTTACAAATCTCTTCAAAAACTACTTTCTCGTGAAGATTTTCAAAATATTCATTTTTAATAAAAGGTAATACTTTTCTACAATAATCATTATTGAAAAGTAAATTTCTCAAAATAGTAGTTTCGACTTTTTCCATTACTCCTCTATCTATGGATTTCGTTTATGGTGTGGAGCATCAAATACAAAAGTAATTCTGACTTCATCACCAATATTTTCAGCACTATGGGGAAGTTTATTGTTAAACCAAAAGAAGGTTCCAGGTTCAACAATCACAGTTTCATCCCCCACACTATACCTGTATTTTCCTTGAATGGAAAGGTGATATCTATCCTTTGTAAGATAATAAGTTCCCTCATCGATATGAGTTCCAACAATCTCCCCAACAGGTAAAGAGAGAAAAGCACAACGACGTATTTTTTTAAAATATGTCTTTAAGAATTTAAGAACTTCTGTGTGCTTTTCATATGCTGGTGTTTGAATACAAATTTCAGTATCACCAACATATTGTCCTTCCTTTTCTATTCCACCAATTATCAACTGAAGAACATCAACTGTAACAGTATATTTTGTTGGGTCAAGTTGTTCTATTTTTTTATCTTTAATATTCTTTTGTGATCCCCAGTCCTCTGGATATTGTTTTATTTGTTCTAATATTTTAGATACATCAATTCCAGTTTTTATAACTCGAATATTTTCCATTATCCATAAGAAAATTCCTTTTTTGCTGCTTCATCAATTGCTTGCATCACTTCTGGTGTGAAATATTTCTCTGGATTTTCATTAATAGTTTTTCCAAATTGAGTTGTGCCATCTCCGACATCATAACGAGTTCCCACCTTCTTAAAGATTTCATACTTTTCAGCAAGATCAAGAAGACCATAATACTTATCAAGACCACGTTCATCATAATACAAACGCACCTCCACTTCTTTGTTTTCTTTACTCAAACGAGACTTTTGTGTCTTACATTTGATGATATTGCCAACAACTTCTGTTCCATCCTTTTCTTTTTTCTTAGAAAGATAAATGATAGAAGATGCTGCATATTTAAGACCAGAACCACCACTCATTTCTTTCATAGGAACATAAGAACCCACAACATCATAAGTGTGATTAGTCACAATCATTGGAATGTTTACTTGACCCAGTTTAAGAGTAAGCATACGGAAAGCACCTTTCACCAATTGGGATTTAGTCATATCCCTTACCTGCTTGTCATTCAAACTATCTTCAATTTCTTTCGTTGTAGAAAGCATACCAAGACTATCAAGAACAAACATACAAGGTTTACGTTCTTCTGGTTTTTTCTTTTGATATAAATCAACTGCTTTGAGTGCCTTTGATCTAAACTCCTCAATTGTAACTACATTAATAACTACAATTCTAGAAACATCAAGTCCTCTACTTTCGAGCATTGATTTTGTTACTGCAGCCTCAGTATCAAAGTAGAGACAATAACCATCGGAGTGAGTATCAAGAAAATTCTTAACCACAGCGAGAGAGAAGAAAGTTTTTCCAGTAGAAGACTCTCCAGCAATAGCAGTAATTTTATTCCCAGATACACCACCAAATATGCTACCTGAAACCAGTGCATTAAAAATATACGAACCCGTGTCAACATAAGTCTCAGTTTCATCAATATCCGAGGCAAGAGATGCATATTCTCCGCCAATTTCTTTTACAATATCTTTTAAAAAATCCATTAGTTAAAAAACGATTCTAAGTTTACAGTTTTTTCCACTTTCCAGTTAATTGCATCCAAAATGACTTTCATCGGTTCCAAAAATGCTTTACTGAATTGTAGGTCATAATCAATATATTTGTCTAGTCCAAATTCCTTTGGAAATTCTTGAATATAAGAAATTACGTTTTCGTGAATTGGATTTGGAAGTTTCAAATAACAAAATTTAATCTTTTCCCCATTTTGAATTTTCGCATACTTCTTATCCAACTTCTTTTCTTTAATTAGATGATTATAAAGAATTGCTCCCCTTGCGTGAATTGGAGTTCCTTTACTATAAAGAGTCGATGAAGATTTATGTTTATTCACATCATTAATTGAACGTGGAAATGAAATTTCTTCTGGAGGAAGTTGATTAAATGTTTTACGAAAATTATCTATAAAGGAAATCAGTTCGTCTTCTGTTTTAGTCATCACAATTTTAAGAGCATCTTTAATCTTTTGACGACAAGGAGCAGGAGTAGAAGATTTAACTGCTTCCAATCCCATAATCTTTAATTTAGGTTCATCATAACGAACACCTTCACTATCCCAAACATTCAAGATATAACGCTTTTTGGCAGTCCAGATTCCACGGTCAGCAATATTTTCCCGTTTCATCTGCATCTTCTGGTCGTAAGCATTCACATAGTCCGCCAATTCTTGGTAAGAACTCTCAATATATTTTTCAAATTCCATCTTACAGACCTTATCAAGGAACCCAACAATTTCCTCAGTAGTTTTTTCTCTTCCTTTGTATACAGTCTCAACAAAAGGACCCATATTAAGATAGATAGAATCAGTATCTGAAGCAATAACATAATCAACATCATTTGTTTTAAGAATTTTGTTTAAGTATGAGTTCATTTTACCTTCAATCCAACGAATGGAAACTTGTCCAGACATTGTGATTGCTTCGGCATTTGCTAGTTTATAATACCTGAAATACTGATTTCCAATAGCACCGTAAGCACTATTAAGAGAAATCTTTTTTGCCATTTGGATGTTGTTGCATCTTGCAATCTCCTTTTCCAATTCTTTTGTCTTGGTTTTTTCATATTGCTGTTTCGCAACCAACATCTTTTTCTTGAAGATTACACGGTCGTTATACATTTTCTCCATTAGTTCTGGAAGAAACCCACGAACATCTTTACGATACATTGCACCATTCGGGCATATCGCATATTCATTATAATTATCAAATTTGACTTGACGATTTAATATCCTTTCAACAGTTGCGCTGGGATGTCTTTCTTCCAAGAGTGTCTCTGGTGAGATATTGTACTGCATAATAAGGTGAGGATAAAGAGAATTAAGGTCAAAAGAAACAACCCAATCATACTTTCCTGGAATCGGTTCCTTGACATATGCCCCCGCAAATTTATCACTCTTTTCTGAACGGTCCTTAGGAGGAATAACAATATTCCTTTTCTTTAAGTAGTTATAAATGATTGCATCCCAAGTTCTTACCTGAAAGAACACATCATTGAAATTGACCTTAGCATCATATGCCATCGTAAAACATAGTTCGATGAGTTTCATCTTGTCTTCCAATTGGTCTACAAGTTCTACGTCTCGAATGTTGTAATCAATAAACTTTTGCCAATCTTTTGTATAAAAATCTTTAAAAGTCTCAAACTCAGAGTGATCCAATTTCTTTTGACCTAGTTCAACATTAGCAATATGGTCTAGACGATAAGATTCCTGTGCCTTATAAGTAAATTTCTTATAAAGGTCAAGATAATCAATAACAGAAACCCCAGCAACTTCATAAGAGATTTGTTCTCTTCCTTTAATTACAAGTTCTTTTCTTCGAATATTCCCCCAAGGAGAAAGACGACGTGCTTCCTTTTCACCGAGAATTCTATCAATTCTTCCAGCAATATAAGGAATATCATACAACTCACAGTTCCAACCTGTAATTACATCAGGAGTTTCCTTTTCCCAAAATGCGAGAAAGTGTTGAATCAAATCAATTTCATCCCTACATTCAACATACATAACATCCTTACGAGTATTAATATAAGGACGAGAAGCAAAGCAAATAATATGCTTTGTTGCGTAATTTTGTAAGGTAATTGCTAGAAGTTCTTCCGCACAATCAAATACATTTGGGAATCCATTTTCAGAAGCAACCTCAATGTCGATTGTTGCAAGACGAATTTTCTTAATATCAAACTTAATTTCATCTTCTGGATAAGTTTCAGAAATATATTGTGCTTTGTAATTATCATTACCGTAAACAGTAAATCCTTCTACATTTTCATATTTCTTCAAAAAATCCTTGCAGTCAGAAATCTTTCCAGGTTGAATTGGTTCAACACTCAACCCATCAAGAGTCTTATACTCACTTTGTTTTTTGGAAGTCACATAGAGAGTTGGTTGGAACTCTTCTTCTGATTGAAAATACCTACCGTCTTCATAACCACGAACCAACATTTTATTAAATTTTTCATAGACGTTGGTATAAAATCTCATTTTACAAGTTCAGTGTATTCATCAAGTAATTTTCCAGTCGGTTCAACAAGAGTTAAAATCTTGTCTGAACTCATCATAATTTCTTCGTCATTTGTAATTCCCTTTAACCAAGGAGAAAGACTTCCATCATCAGAAATCAAATATGGTTTTATTAACCTACAATTTGGTTCTCCAAAATCAACCAATACTTCTTGAATTTCAGTGATTAAATTCAACTGATTCATTAAGATTAGAACTTGAACTGTCGGGTCTGACATCACTTGTTGTTTCATTGGTTCCCCCATCATTTGGTCCATTGACATTGTGATTTCCTCTTCCATTCATTCTATCCTCATAAGATTTCTTTAAAGTTGCTGCTGGTTCTACAATTGTAACCACCCAATCTGGATTAATTGCGATATCAGTATCATCGGACAAGGGCATCCAAGGATATACTGAGATATTATATGCTCTGGTTTCTAACTGTTCTGAATCTTCCATCAAAACTTGTGGCCGAGTCAGTTTTACGACATAAGGGTCAGAAAAAATATAAGAAACAGTTTTATTTGTTTCTTCTGAAATTGCTTCTCTAATATCTGCGATTACATCTTCGCCAGATTTCAATAGTGCGAGTTTTACAGTCATTTTATTCACATACCTGTTGTAATTTTAACAAAAAAATGGGGAGGCGTCAAGTTTCTTCTCTCTTTTTTGCTTCTCTCTTTTTTGCTTCTCTTATCTTAGCTGCCTCACTCATTTTTCTTTTTGTTTCTTCGCTCATTTGCTTTTTTGCTTTACTCATTTTTCTTTTTGTTTCTTCACTTTTTGGTTTTCCACATAAAGATTTACTCAACTTTTCCTTAGTTTTATCGGAAAGTTTTCTACCCTTATATAAGTTAGAAAGGTAAAGTTTAGCATCTTCTGGAAATATTCTACCTTTACTTTTCTCACCTATCTTTTTTTTAGTTTCTTCACTATGTTTTCTATTACGCATTTTTTGTTTAGTTTCTTCTGTATGAGAAACAAATACAGGAGGAGCATCACCCCCATCAGTCTTATTTTCTAATATTCCAGTTTTTTTATTTTTTCTCCCCAATATACTTATTATATAAACTTCGTGTCTATATGCTTCATTTTCACTTAAATTTTTCTTTAATAAAATAATTTTATCGTTGGTGGGCACCCTAACTGAATGATTTTTATCCCAGGCTCTATTGCCCTTTCCCTTACCAATATAATAAGGAATATTATTTTCATCAAAATAAGCATAGGTATAATAATTCATTTAAACATTCCTACCTTTTATTGGTATTTATAAACAAAAAAGGGAGGATTGCTGGATTTTGCCAGTTGCCTCCCTGCGACGACGATATTCAATTGTATTTATAAACCACCACTATCACCACTTGCACCACCAGAACCAGTATCAGTTCCCTTAGAACACACCCTTTTTTTTAATCTTTTATAGAATACTGTATTTCCATAACATTTTTCTTTTGGGTGATATGGTTTAGTTCCAAAGTCACCTTTCACTTCCTGAATTATCTCCACGAACTCCCGAAATGATTTCATAAACCTTCTTCTTTTGATGCTCTGGAATAACTCTATTTAGTTTGACAGTTAGCAATCCATCAACATAAGAAACATCACCGACAACCACATCATCCGATAAAGTCCAGGTGCGAGTAAATGCTCTCTTTGCCAATCCCTGATGTAGATATTCATCACAAGTATCACCAGTTTTCTTTGCTTCTACAAAGAGTTTATTCCATTCCGTAGTAACTTCAATATCTTCTCGTTTATATCCAGCAAGTGCGATTTCTAGCCTAAAATCAACACTACTTTCTTTAACTAGATTGTATGGTGGATAGTTAGTATGCGTATCAAACGCAGTATCAAACCTTTTAAACCACTCATCCATTCCAATACTATTTTTTTGAATTTCTAATAGATACTTAGCAGTTTCTGGTACTGAATAAGTAATCGAACTTGTTCCGAACATAATAGACCTCCTTAAAGCGTCTGTAAGTGAATAATGTCCCCGAAGGCAACATCATTAGTATATATTCAAAAATATAAAAAAGGGGAGTGATGAACTCCCCACTTTCTTATTCGGTTTCCTCTTCCGTGCGTTTCTTTTTGGCACCAATATTGTATTTGGTCTCTAAAATCCAATCTGCCTTATCCTTATAGGCAAGGACTTTGATTTGATTGAGTGGAGCAATATCAGTAATCTTTTCTGGTTTGACGATTGTAATCAATCCCCAATCAGCAAGAAGTTGAATAATGCGATTGCGACGTTGTACGTCATTCGCAGTTAGATTTGCGTGTTTGCCGTCAAGAGCAAACAATTCCTTAAAGTGTACGAGGTAATACTTACCTTGCTTATGAAGAATATGGCAAGATTGATAAATTTTCTTTTCTTTACGTGATGCGACACCAATACGAGTGAGTGTTTCACGAACCTTCAAAAAATCATCAGGTTCATTCAAAATCACTTCAACCATTTGGTCTTGTGCCCAAATCACAATAGGTTCATTTACAACACTCATTTTGTTCCTCCAGTTTCAAGTTTTGATTTTATAAAATCGAGTTGTTCTTTTGTAAGAATATCCAAAGCTTGCTTTGCTTTCTCATTACTATATCCATAGTAAGATTTAACTAATTCAAGGTCTTTGATCTTTTCTTGTTTTAACCAAGGAGAGAATCTCTTCTTTTTCCTGATAATATTTATAAAAAAATCATATTGAAGTTTTTTATCTAATGAGGAGAACTTATTCATCTCATTAGCATACATCAAACAATCAATATGACCCGACAAACATCTGTTAATAATATAAGGTGCGTAATCGGTTTTGGAGGAAGGGTCTTCATCCATAATATTCTTTTTGGTTTGATTGATTGAGTTCAACCAATCCTTCAATTCAATCTTCATTCTTATAAGTTGCTGGATGAAAATTACAATACTCATTAAATACAATCTTACATTCTTTGTGAGTAAGATTGCAATGCTGTGCTGCTTTTGGGAGATTCCATTTAGCAACAAAAAGCATTTCCATTGCTTCTCTTGTTTCTGGTTTCATTTAAAACTACACTCACACATAATTTCGGTTAATGCTGCTAAAAGGTTAATCTCCTGGTCAGCCACGAACGCAATTTGATATTGGTACTTAGCAACAATAAGAACGGCAGCGGGGATAGACTGGGGTGAAAGGCAATCATAACAGGAGTCATAAATCCTGCGAAGAATGACACCAGGGTCGTTGTCCAGGTTGGAGACCACCCACTTTCGGACTTCTGGAAAGTTTTTATTTTTGAGATAATTGATAAGGTCATTTACGGCAACGTCAGAAAAGGATGCAAGAATTCCACTATCTATTTCACCACCAACAGAGTATCTTTGGCATTCATTGAGAACTCTCCTCCAATCGGGAAAATGCTTATTGATTAGTTCGGCAAGAACTTTCGGATTATATTTGATACTCTCTTCATCCAAGATGTTTTGCAAACGCTTGAAGAAGGATCCTGCCAACTGGGCTTTTTCTTTTCCTTTGATTGAGAACTCAACGACAGCACATCGAGAATGGAGGGGTTCGATGATTTTGTTTTTGTAATTACAGGTAAAGATGAATCGACAGTTGTTATAAAATGCCTCAATATTTGCCCGTAGTAAGAGTTGAACGTCGTTGCCCGTGTTATCAGCCTCATCGATGATGATGACTTTGTGTTTACCAGTTCCTTGAAGTGAGACGGTCGAAGCAAAGTTCTTTGCTTGGTTCCGTACAGTATCCAGGAAACGTCCTTCGTCGGATCCGTTAATGACATAAAAATCTACCCCCATCTCATTACATAATGCCTTTGCTACTGTGGTTTTCCCCACTCCAGGAGGACCAGCAAGAAGCAAATTTGGAATCTCACCCTTATTAAGAAAATCAGTAAATGTTTTCTTAATACTCTCTGGGAGAATACAATCTTCAATAGTCTTTGGGCGATATCGTTCCACCCACAAAAAATCTTCACGCATATTCATAAATCCAATTTGGCATTCTATCAGGAATTTTTAGGTAATTGTCCTTTACCCAAGGTTTAGACGCAACATACTTTTGATATGCTGTTGGAGTATCAATACTTGCATCATATTTGAACTCATCGGGCATTGCCCTTGCGAATTCTATCACATTCTTATAGATGGAAATCTCCTTTTCACTTTTAGTAGCAAAGATATTCTCTGCTACTTCAAGTCCTTTCATACAAGCGTGTTCTTTACCATAACGATGCCGATATTCATTACAAAGAGCATAACCGTGCCGAATTAACCAAGCAAGATTCTCATAATTCTCTGCTGCCCACACAGTACAAGGATGATTACGAAAAGCACCCTTCTCAGTACTATAAGGGGTTCCATCCTTTTTGGGAATAGTACCCCAATCATAATACCACTTGGAGTAAATAACGGAAATCATCTGACAGGTCTCCAGGGGCATTTTAACAATATGCTTATCTGGGAGGGACACAGCAGAAAGCACTGGACACACATCAGTCACAAAAATATTCATAATATAAAATTAAAAATCAAGAAAAATTAGAGTCAGGCTCCAAAGCAATATAATAAGTCAAATTATAACGTTCATTGGTGAATTTAGACAGAAGTTTTTCTGACACAACCACGTCATAAGAACCAGGAATAATTTTGATGTTCTCAACCTTGAAATTGAAAGTAAATTCCTTATCAGTCTCACCAACCACAATGGAGTATTCGTTAGAAGTATCATTTTTCTTATCACGAACAACCAGACGAATTACGCCTGCTTCACCAACAGCAGAAAGGTCAGGAAGTTGATAAACTGCTGCTGCTTTGATGAGTTTATCAAGTTGCGAATGCTCTAGTTGAAAACAAACATCACTGGAGGGAAGTGTGATTTCTTTATCTGGTGGTGATACAATCACTTCTGGGTCAGCAAAGAAATACTTCACACGACGTTTTCCTTCACGAATAATAACGTGCGAGTCATTCCCAAAATCAAGGTCGGGATCCTGGTGCAATCCCAATCCATTTAGAAATTGATTAAGGTCATAAATTGCAAAATCCTTTGTAAATTCTTCATTAATTTCTGCTTCTGCTAGAATATTTTTCATAACAGAAATTGTACGAAGTTTTGAACCCGACTTAACCAAAATGGACTGATTAATTGAAGAAAAGTTTTTTAGAATAGTAATAGTAGATTCAGAAAGTTTCATAGTTTGGAGGTTAAGATTCACTTATTTTCAACGAGATTCAGATGATTAATCAAAAGAATAGTATAGTGCAATACTTTGAACAAGTCGGCACGAGGAGTTCCTTTAGTATCATAACGGTCAGTGTACTTAGTAATGTTGCCAGCACAGAAACCTTCACGACGATTATGTTTGATTTTATCCAGTGTCTGTTCTGTTCCACCAGCAGTCCTATCAACATAATGCTGATTATAAGTACCAGCAATATATTCTTCAAGTTGTTTCAGGATTTTGTCTTCATTGTATTTCCAGAAACCATTAGTATTTGTGTTTTCAGTCATAGTAATAGTAAAAGTTGTGTAGGTCATAAGGCACATTTACCTTCACCAATCATACCAAAAAACCAAAGGTCAGTCAACCATTTTACTAAATCCTTTAATTTTATCAAACTTTATAACTCTATCAAACTTATCAATCAATTCGTCTGTCTTATGTGAAATCACAAATATATTAGTATCTTTTATAACATACTTAATAATTTTTGTAAAATAGTCTGTTCCCATAAAATCCAAAGAACTATCAAACACTTCATCCAAAATAAGAAGATTGGTATTGACTGAATTTTTCATTCTTGCAATTTCTCTCCAAGTAAAAAGAATCGCAAGATTAATTCTCATCTTCTCTCCTTCACTAAAACTTTCATATGTGAAGTCCTCGTGAATAGGAGATTTGATTTTTTCATTAAACTCTTCATCGAGAGTAAAATTAATAAAGAAGTCCATCATTTGCAGATACTTATTAATCTGCTGATTCATAAGAGGAAGATACTTCTTAATAATTTTTCCTTTGATTCCACCATCTTTCATTAATGAATGTGTAAAATCAAAGTAAGAAATATCTTCTTTATTTTTTGCCTTTTCAGTTTGAATTAAATCTAAAGTTTTTTCTAATTCAGTTAATACTTTTCTTTCAGTATTTCTATTTTTAATTTTTTTGGTAATGTCTTGAATTTCCTGGTCCAGGTCTCTTGATTGTTTATTAAGTTGGGAAATTTTAACATTGTTGTTAGAAATTTCATTATTTAAAGACCCAATCTCTTTTGAAACGACATTGAATTCACGTTCTCTTTGTTCCTCCTGTTGAATTGCTTCTTTCAATTCATTATAACCTTGCTGAAGTTCCTTTGCTTTGGTTTCAGATTCACTAACTTTATTTAACCTGAATTCTTCTTCGATAGTTTGGGTGCAAGTAGGGCATACCGAATTATTATTAAAAAACTTATGCTGTTCTGTAATACTTGATACTTTCTCGGAAATCTTACCCTTTAAATTAGAAAGTTGTTTCAGTTTCTTAGATGCATCCAGAAGGTTCTCTAACTGGGGTTGAAGAGTATTTGATACTTCTTCTACCTTCTGCACGTTCTCTGCCGTTAACTGGTCAATATAAGTGGTAATAGAAGTGATTTTATCTTTTTTCTTTTCTATATTTTCTTTACCACTTTTCTCAATGCTTTCAATAAACTCTTTTTGCATCTCGACCTTTTCTTCGGTCATCGATTGCTTCAAAGAAAGTTCTTTGATTTTATCATTTGTATTTTTAATCCTATCTTTAATTACCGCATTCATTGCAGAAAAGATTTTAATATCCAATAAATCTTCTACAACTTCCCTGCGATGTGCCGTAGATAATTGCATAAAAGGCACAAAAGAAGCACTCCCCAAAATTACAATTTGAGTAAATGATTTGTAGTTTAATTTTAAGATACTATCTTCTAGTTGTTTTTGTTGGTCTGCCGATGCTGCTGCTTGATTTTGTAGAGAACCATCAATCCAAATTTCAAAAATATTTGGTTTAATTCCTCGTTTAACTTTATATTCTTTTGTTCCAATACTAAAATCAATCTCAACCAAACATTCTTTTTCGTTGGTTGAATTGATTAATTGACCTTTTGTAATTTTACGAAATGCTTTATTGAATAATCCAAAACAAAGAGCATCAAGCATTGTGCTCTTGCCAGAACCATTAGCACCGACAATTAAAGTAGTTTGCGTATCTGTAAATTTTATTTCTGTTGGTTGATTTCCAGAAGAAAGAAAATTACGATATGCGATTCGTTTGAATAGTATCATAATCTCTTGGTGGTATCACAAATTCATTTGGGGTAATTATAACATAATTATATCCATACATCTCACAAGTCTTTATTCCCATTTCATCGTCTACTTCTACCACAGTCATTTCTGGGTAATCTTCCGCCATTAGAAGACCAGCATACCTTTCAGCATCATCCTCTTCTTCGAAAAAATATAATGCCTTTTCACCATTAGAATCGGTTACTGCATATGCCCCTTCTTCTTCTTTTTCTGCGATAGTGAGTAAAAACATTATTCTACTTCCAATGCTTCTTTATAAAATTCCCGTAAGAGTTTTTTGATTATGTTTTTGTCTAATTCAAATTCAGACTCTTCCACATATTTATCTAAAATACTCAATGTATCCTCTGTGGGTATTTCATCACAATTCACATTTTCATCATAGACATCAACGTTCTCAATAATTTTAAGTTCTAATGGATTCACTTTAACTATCGAATCTACAAACTTATCAAACATCTTATAGTCATCCCTTTGACGAACAACGATTTTAACCATTTTGTCAGTCAAATAAGATGCGTCAAAATCTTTTGGATTATTATTTTCATAATAAACTCTCTCAAACATCGTGTAAGGATTTTGATAATAGTCTAGTTTATAATCATCCGTATCAAAAATATGAAATCCTCTTTTGTCATTTACATCACTCCAAAACATTTGATATGGATTTCCAAGATAAAAGATTCTTTCATCATCACTACGAGTATGATAATGTCCTGAATAAACTCTATCAAACTTTTCAAATACTTTTTTGTCTAATCCTTCTTCGTGAACGTGTCCTGGATAAACCGCAAATCCATTTAGTTCAAGGTGACCGAAAACTATCTTTGCTTCTGTTTCTTCAAGAAGTTCAAAAGTTTCTTTTTCATTATCAGCACATATCCAAGGAAGAAGGACTGTTTTCATTCCTTCGATAATATATTCTGTTGGTTTAGAAACTCTAACTACATTATAATATTGCTGAAGAAGTGTATCTATCGCATTGATTTCATTACTGTTTTTATAATAAGCATCGTGATTTCCCACAATATTATAAACAGTAATTCCTAAATCTTGAAATCTATCATAAACATTTTCTTTTGCCCAATCAAGAGCCCAGTAATCAATACCCTTACGACTATCAAAAGCATCACCCAAGTGAATAACTGTTTTGATTTTGTTTTTCTTTAATGATGGAAAAAATATTTCATCATAAAATTTAGCAAAGTATTCGTGAAATGGCTTATTTGCTTTACGAAACCCATAGTGAGTATCTGTTATCAATCCAATCTTCATTGATATTGTTTCATTTGAATGTTTTCTTTAATTGTATTGTAGTCAGAAGAACTAAAGGCATCACCATCAACAGAAAAGACCTGATCGAAACCACTTTTTTCGAGAATCTTTTCTTTGATTTCCATCTGTCTTTTTTCCTTCTGAATACGACGCAAGAAAGCATAATAAACGATTTGCGTAAAATAAGCAAAGGGATTTGTGCGTTCTACATCAAAGTTATTAATATATTGAACACAATTTTCAACACCATCAGAAATCATATCTTCACGAAACATATAATTTACAAAGTTTGGACGATATGATAAATGTGTAGCAATTTTCAAAAAACAATCACCGAGATAATTTGGAATCACTGGATTGGGAAGACCCTTTTCTTTTGCAGAATTTACTTTAATTTTATAATTTATCAGTGCATCGTGAAAATCTTTATTATTTACATAATGTGGATTTTTCTTTACTTTATTCATTTTTGAAATTGGCATAACTGATTACTTTTCCTTATTATAACACACAATAGCAATAGTTGACAACTATAAACAATATGACTATAATCACTCTGTTAGGGTTGAAGATAAATTATATCTTTAATTGGATTTATAAATCTTCTCTAAGGATTTTCTGGCATCAGATATAGAAGATAAGTATCCCATTTTAGAAGTAAGTTCACTTTTATTGGACTTTTTATTTTTCTCTCTAACAAATTTTTGATGTATTTTAATTAAATCTTCATCAGTTATTTCTGTCATTGTTATTACTTTTTCCATATCCATCACAAACATACTGTCATCGGCAAACTTTATCCACGGACTTACTTTGATAGTTGATATTCCAAGTTTACGGATTGTTATGGATTCCATAGTGATAGGATTATCTAAAATTAATATAATCCTATTTTCTTCATCACAAGGACAAACTTTAGAAAGTATTTCCTCACCTGATATTAATTTAATGATAGCATAAAAATCTTCTTCCATTTATTTCTTAAAGTCTAGTTGTATAATTTCATAATTAAACTTTTCTTCATTATAAATTTTAATTCTTTCAATTAAATGATTTAAAGTGTAATTCTTTTTTGATTTGTAAGTAATATCGTCTGCAATGTCATAAAGAACTGCTTTGTTCTTGTTCTCTCCTTTACGAAGAACTCTACCGATAGATTGTAAATTTCTTACTCTTGATTTACTTGGACTAGCAAAGACAATATTATGAAGATTTTTAATATTAATGCCAGTACTAAATGTTCCGTATGAAGCAACGATAATTGAATCGTTTTCTTTTTCGGTAATTTCTCTTACCTTTTCCCTTTCCTCAGCATCAACACCACCGTAAACAAAAAATATTTTTCTGTCTTTTGCTGCTGAACTATTTATCATCTCATATAAAGGTTGACCGTGTGTTTCAACACGATTAAAAAGAATTAAAGTATTTCCTTTCAAATCCAAAGATAAGTTTTTAATAAACTTATTTCTTTTTTCGTGAGTAATTAGATATTGTATTTCTTCTTCATATTCATTAAATTGATGTTGATTGTGTTTCAATAAAAGAACTTTAATTTGTAGTTTTGATAGATAACCTTTTTCGATAAGTTCCTTTGTTTGTGTAACCTTGTATGAGGGACCGAATAAACCCTCTAGAACCCACTTGTGAGTCTGCGAACCATCCAAAGTACCTGTGAAACCAAAACGATACTTTGCGTTATCCATCTTCGTCATAATACCAACCAAAGATTTGGATTTAAATTGATGTGCCTCATCTCCAATCACCACATCAAAATTCTCAAAGAAAGACCTAGGAAGATTATAAATTGATTGCCAAGTCGTAATGACTACACTTTTATTAGTAGATTTTTCTTTACCAGAATAAATCTTATGGCAATGCTCTTCGGCATTCCATCCATAATCATCAAAGTCTTTATACATTTGTTCTACCAATGAAGTGGTAGGAACAATCAGTAAAATATTATGTTCTTTTTCTACAAAGTATCTAACAATCGAGTAAATCATCAAAGATTTACCAGAAGCAGTTGGAGAAATCAAAAGTTTACGATTATATCTCAAAGCATCATATACAGCATTTACTTGATAATCCCTTGGTTCGTGTCTTGAGATGCTCTTCATATAATCAGAGACACCCTCCATAGAAATCATTTCATTCTCCTCAAATGGAGAACCATAAAATTTATTATCTTTGAACTCTACTGTATATTCGCATTTTTTAGCCCAAGCAACTAATTTATCCAAAAGACCAACATAGATTTCACCAGTATGATTGCTATACAAATGAATTTTTCCATTCCAATGTTTGCTCCTATATTGAGGCATAAACTTTGCCCCAGGAACTTCAAAAGTAAAATAATCAGATAACTCTTGATGAATATGTGGTTCTGTTTCGACTTTTAAATAAATCTCGTTCTTTTTTTGTATAATAATATTAGCCATATCCTGCTGTAAATCTCATGTATTCAATCGCATTCTTTATTTGATAAGTTCTATTTAAGATTGTCTTTAATATACTTTCCAAATAACTAAGCATCGTTTGGTAATAGTCTATTTTGGATACTGACTTAATTAAGTCTTTATCGGCATCCATATACTTATCTATATCTGGTTTCAAAACCTTATGGTCAAATGGATTTTCTTTATATACTTCTGGTTCTGCCTTACCAGAGTAGTACATCCATTTTTCTTTTTTTAAAATCTTATATTTGTTTTCTTCTAGTTTTCGTAGAAGAAGAATGTTATTATAAAGTTTATAATATTTTGCATGAAGAGCAGGTATTTTGATAGACTCATCGTGTAGATTATCTTGGTCTATAATTGAATCTTGCTCCCATAATAATTGAATTTCATCAAGGTTCATAGTTTCAATAAGTTGTTATATCATATAAAGTATACTTGAAATTTACTTCTGCTGTTACATATTGAACGTCAGTATTCGTAGCATCAAAATTAATTGTAGAAAGTGATGTTGGAAATAAACCTTTAAAACTAACTGTTGCTACTGGATTATAATTGCTATTGTAAATAATTAAACTTCCATCAGATTGACCGGAAGATGCATCCTGAACTCCTGGATTGTATGGGTCTTGATTGAGAAACTCTTGGTATTCCGCAACACTTTCTGGATAT